TAAATCTCGCAGCCGTTAAGCGTCGATGAGCCGCCTTCTTGAATTGAGACATTGATATTGCCAGCGCCATCTCGACTATTGTCGTTCGTGTCACTCGCTGCTTCCCAGAGAAAGCCATTATTAACTGCTGAAAAGCGTAGATATTTGTCTCCAACACAGTAGAGCTTCGACTTATAGGCCCTAACAAAATAACCCATCCCAGCACCTTCGGTCGGCTGATAGGTGTCTTTGTTTGGATTGACCTTAGTCGACCATTCCCATGTCAGGTCTAGGTTCTGCGTGAATTGGTCATTAACCTTCTCACGGTCATCAAAGTAATAATGCGGGTTTTTGTCTTTTATGCTTGAGGCCCAAACGACCCATTTACTCGTTTGCCACTTATAGAATTTACCGTCTGTCGTATTTTTAAACGCCTCACCGTCCTTGTAGCCTTTAGGCAAAGTGGCGACAGTGTGCGGGGGCGTGTAAATGACCCAGGCCCGATTCTTCGTCACATAGTTTTTGTTGTCGTTGTAATTAAAATAGACGACATCTTCCATCTGATTAGAAGGAAGCGCAGGGCCTGTTGTTTGTGTTTCTGAAGATGTAGGCTGTGAGGTCTGCTTTACCCAATCGCTGCCAGAGATTTTATACCATTGACCGTCAGTTGCGGGTTTATACCAATCGCCAGTATAGCCACGCGCAGGAAGAGAGCCTACGCGCTTTGTCGCTGCCCACTCATTCCAAGTGCCCTGACGCCAGACATAGATAGAATTGTCTTTAGTCTGCAGATAAGGCTCATTCTCAGGCACAGGCGTTGGAAGCGCTGGACCAGAGTCGGCATCGGCTGGAGGCGTCGGAGACGGGTCTGACATGACAAGATAGAGCTTGCCGTCGAACACATCATAGTCAGTCATAACTGATGTTGGCGACTTATTCGGAATACGATGATATTCAAGCGTCACATCAGTAATCGTTGCGCCTGATACAGGGTCTTTGATGCCAGGATTTGGCGTCTGCACATCCTTCGTGAAAGCAACCAGCTTTGTGCCAAGAGCGGCGAGGCCAAATGTTCCTGTAAGGTTTGCGACCTTCTTGAATGCTTTGCGCTTCTTAATCTCACCGCCAGGCGTAATCGCCGCATTAATTAAACGCGTCAAAGTCCCTGCAGGAGCTGTCAAAATGCTCTTGCGGACATCAAGGCCAGATTTGAAGTTCTCGACTAAGAAATAAGGCATCAGACAACAAACCGCTGCGAACGATTAAAGTGCGAGCGATAGCCTCTCATCGAGCCAAAGGTCGAAACCTTGTGCTTATCAGAGACTTTAATCGCCAGGAGCTTTTGAAGATGCCGCTGAAAGCTCTGCATCTTCGTCTGAGCATCCTCAGCCTTAGCTCTCGTTAAGAGCTCAGCGGAAACGCGCAGGGTGATGAGTGTTGGGTCAAGCGTGCAATAATCATCGTCATTGATGAGAGCGTTAAGAGGACGCATGCCACGAAAACGCACATAGCCATTCACAGAAGGCGTCGGCCAAATTCTGAAAAGAGTGTCATCAGCGCCGTCATCTTCCCAGAGCTGCACTGTTGGCGAAGCTGTCGAGTTCGTGCCATCAGCCTTGATGCAATCCTCTGCAAAGCCATAGTCCATCTTAACAAAATGGTCTGAGCCTGTGGCGCACCAATAGGCTTCTCTAATCTGGTCGTATGGAAGCTGCGCGGCATAAGCGACGCGGAATTGGTCTTTCTGCACAACGACCTGAGCCCGTATCATCAGGGTTGGCCAGGTGAACGCTGTCCAGAGTTCCTTCTCTGTGCGAGCGATTAATTTCTTAAGCGTCTTTTCAGAGTTAAGGCCCTGAGATGGCGTCAACGCATGCCCAGCTTCAGCACGAACATCTTCAACTAGATTTGCAAGCGTCTCGACAGCCATCTCAGTGGTCCTTGTTATTCAGCGAAAGGGTTCTCTTCGACGACCGCTTTGGCTTTGGTTTGCTTAGCTTTGGGCGGCACTGGCGCAGGAGTCGGGTCTAAATCAAAACCGACAATCTCTTTGTCCAGTGGGCTCTTCCACGCTTGGTCAGGGTCGATAGATGCTTTTGGCATCTTCATTTCCATCTGGGGGTTCTTGCCAGGGAAAACCGTTTCGACATTGACAGTGCCGTATTTAAGAGAAAGGCGCTCTTTCTCTTCCTTCGCTGATTGCTCAACTTCAGCAATCGCCTTCACATTAAGGACAGCGTCATCACCGTGGAGATAACGAAGGATTTCAACTTCTGGATAGGAGACAGGATTGAAAGCGTCGCGCACAACTTCCATGCGCATGTCGCCAGCAAGTCTCACACTACAAGTAACAAAGTGCATTTTGATTCCTCACACTCAATTGCACACTCCGACTAGGCGAGGTCGGCAGACCTAGGGGTTAATGCCGACCTCTTTCTCCGCGTCGTGGAGTGCGACACAACGCAAAGAATTTCGTTATTTAATGTCGATGACCAGCGAGCTGTTGAGCTGCTGCGCAACCATAGCGCCCGTCGATGTGATCGAGCGATAAAGGATGAACTGGTCAGCAGGACGGGCAGGCGTATGGTCTTTGCGCCATTCGTTGTCCATCTTCATCAGCTTGATGTTTTTCATGTCGAGCCAATAGCAGCGCTTTGACAGGTTCATGTCATCGAGAGTTGGGTCGTAAACGAACTCAGTTCCCATGAAGTTCAACTTGCCAACAGAGATGTCGGTCGAACCAGAAGCAAAGCCCGTCTGCGTGTAGATGCCGTTAGCGCGCAGCTCTTTCTCAAGAGCGTCGAGGAAGGCAGAACCACAGAAAGCTGCAGTAGGCTTGCCGCCGTAACGGGTCAGCTGACGATATTCGAACTGCAGGACTTGAGCGAGAGCGCCGCCGTCAGCAACATTCGATTGAACAGCATCGCCGCCGTGACCCGCAAGAGCTGGCGTAGCAGTAACAGCCGTTTGATACGCCTGAGTCCTTGCTCTGTTTCTCCACCATTTGTTGGCAACTGAATCCAAACCGCCGACAGTGCCAGCAACTGGATTAGGACGAACAAGAGCGCCAAGACCAGCAAGAGCTTTCGGGTCAGCAGTGCCGTCACCATAAGCGAGCGTGTTCATGCCGCGAGCATATTGCTCACCAAGAGCGAACAGCTTGTCTTCAAGCAAGTTCACAAGGACCGTCAGCTCACGCTGTGAGTGGTTCGATGTGCGCTCACCATTCGTATCAACGACAGAGATGCCGTCGATTTTGAGTTCGGTGTGCGTCATCGTGAGGCCGATGTGATGCTCGCGCCATGTGAAGTTCGCACGCTTGATGTTAGCAGGCGTGAAGAAGTTCACCTTGTCATCATGGGTGTAGCCCTTGATGCTGTCGTTAGTGCCGCCAGCGCCAAAGTCACCTTCAACTGCAAGGCTGATGTCGCCTTTGCCGCCTGGGAAGGTCTTTGCTTTGCTCTCAAGAGCATCCCAGAAAGGACGCTTCTGAAGCGACTGCTTGAAGGTGTCGCCCTTGTTTAAGTAGTAATCCAACGCCGCATTAGCGATGTTGGCAATTTCACCAGCTGAAAAAGCCATTTGCTTAAGTCCTATTAGTTAGCCGCCAAAGACGACTAGCCAGCGCGCGATTTTGCTAAGCCCGAAAGAACTGCTTCCATTAGGTTCTTCGGAGCTGAACGCGCTGGTGGGGTTTGTGGATTTGACGAGCCAGGAGTTGGTGCAGTTGCACGAACAGGCTGCTTGATGCGGCGATATTGAGCATTAACCTCATTATAAGCAGCCTGCACGATTTGCAGGGCTTCATGCTGATTGTTAATGCGACCACCACGCTCAAAGAGCATTGCTTGTGCTGCACGCCTGACGGCGTCGGCTTTTGCCTTATAGTCGGGGTCTTGAGCGGCGAGACGCTGTTCAAATGCTGAGACTGAGCGCTGCACATCATCCTTCACACGACCGACTTGCTGGGTCTCTTGGACCTGCTGCATCTGTCTTGCTTGGTTTTCGTATTGAGCACGCTCAAAGCGGGTTCGCGCAAACTCTTGAGCCGCCTGGGGGGTCATTTGCTGCTGCTCGACCATGCCTTGCAGGTCTTGCGGCAGAACAACGCCAGTGACTTCTTGAGCATGCCGAATTAGAGGCGAGATAACCTTATAGAAGCCTTCATAGTCGTTTCGAGCCACCATAGAGGCGAGGTCGAGAGCGAATACGACATCTTCCGATGAAAGATTATTTGAGCTCGCATAATTCTGAAGTTGCTGCCCGATTTCTGCAGAAGGTTTTAAGTTCTCAACTTCATGCTTGTATTTGAGAGCTTCTTTCTGCAGTTTTCTGAGTTTCTTCTTGATAGGAGCAGGCACACTTTCTGGCACCTCCTCATTCGCTGAAGATTCAGTCTCTGTGTTTGACTCGTCGTCTTCTTCCTTTTCCCCTTCTTCTGGCTTTAGTTCTTTAGGTGCATCTTCCTTGGCTTTATCCCCCTCGACAGTCGGCTCTTCAGTGGTCGCCACCACTTTCTGCACAGCATCGAGAAGGCTCTCCTTGGTTTGCTCACCAGACTCTGAAACCGCCGTCTCAGAGGATTGCGACTCCGTTGCCGGAGTAATAGAAGGCTCAACCGCTGGAGTCGTTGACTCAACGGGGGCTGAACTTTCTTGAAATGTATCGTCGCCTTGCACTCTTAGGCTCCTTTGTTAGACATTAAAACCGACTTTCCATACCACACCTTAAGTCCCCATTAAACCTTGAGGCGCACCTTGTGGCTTAGGAGATGGGGACGATGGGCTTGGTGGTGGAGGCTTTGGCGCATTGTTCGCACCTTGTGGACCTTGAGCTTGTGGTCCACCCATTGGACCAGGCGCACCCATCTGCGGAGCTCCACCGCCACCATTCATTGACTGAATAGATGGCAAGCCCTCTGCAACTGCAGCCTCGACATCAATGCGGTCATCAAGGCGCTTAATCGCTTCCTTCGCAAGAACGACAGGATTAATGCCAGGAAGCTGCATGAGAATTGGTGAAAGACGCTCAAAATTCTGCAGCTCTTGCGCCTGATTAGGACGACCAGAAGAACCTGCTTCAATCTCAAGCATCAACTCTTTTGACACTTCAGCCTTCGTCAATGTCGGCCACATAGCGCCAGGACCAACAATCGACTTCACAGTCTCTTCAGAAACATTGAGGAGAAGGATTTGGCCTGCAGCGCGTGCGATGCCCGTCAATGTCTCATCAATATCATCAACTGCAGAGCCAAGAGCTGAAGCACGCGATGACTGCGCAATGTTCGTCTCTGTCGCTGTTTGACCAGAAGTGCCGCCAAGATTGGCTTCTTGGTCGCCAACAGCACGCATCATGTCTTGGAAGATTGGGTTGACTTCATAGAGATTAGGGTCAAGCGGAGAGCCAGAAAGAGGCTGCACAACTGTCTTGATGTCTGTGCCAGGCTGAAGGCCAGAAACAGAGATGAGAGCATTAATCGGGTGGTTCTTCAGTGCGTCCAAGTCATCTTCTGACAGCAATCCCTCAGCATAAACCATCTTAGGACGGTTAGCGAAGCGATGCTCGCGCATGCCTTGTCTTGAACGGTTAAGCTCAAGCTGCATTGGGCGCATTAATTTAACATCTGACGGAGGATAGACCTTGCCGTCTAACTCGTTAAACGCGACCAAGAACCAAGGCCAGAAGCGGTCAGTATAGAACTCTGGCTGTGCTGGGCGACGAAGGAAGTCCTTGTAGCCGTCGCAAAGCGTATAAACGAGACCATCTTTCTTATTATACACTTCCCAGACAAGCGCACTCTCACTATCCCCATCGGAGATATGCGCATCGTCTGAGAAGGTTCCTGTCGACCAGACAGCGCGTGCGCGCTCATAGTCTGTGCCTGTGTCAATGCGATTATAAGCGACGAAATCCTTGCCGACATCGACGCCATAGGTCTCTTGGATTTCATTCGGAGTCATCATAAACTCTTCGCAAACCCAATCGCACCCAAGGAAGTCACGCAGCTGCACGCAACGCGGGTCAGGGATAATTGCAGTCGCTTTTGGATAAGAGAGTATCAATCCCTCTCTCACCACCATGTCAGTGTCGCTCTGCATGTCAGCTAAAAGAAGCTGCAATTGCTCAGCTTCAGCTGAATCGACATCAGCCTCACCGTCAGCAATGTCGGCACTGATGCGCTCCAAAGTCGACAAACGCTGCTGAACATCAGCAATGCGTGAGTCAAAATCAGGGTTTTTGCCCATAATGCGCTGAAAGCCCAACTTCACCCAGCCGACGCCAGATGTCGCAGCGCGCCGAATGACCATCTTCATCATCGACTTGAATGGCTGCTGCTGCTCTGAAATCTCATATTCATAAAGAAGCTCAAGCGTGCGTGCGATTTTATTCGCTTGGTCAATCTGCTGCTTAACCTGCTTTGCTTCTTCAATAACCATCTGCGCTTCTTGAACCGCAACAGGGTCAGGTGGCATTGGCGGCATCGGCATTGGAGCAGGAGCTCCTGGCATCCCATCAGGACCAGGAGGCGGGGGAGCCATGCCTGGCATTCCTGGAGGAGGTGCGCCTGTCATTAATGACGCGCCCATCGCCATCATCGCCTGCTGCGCCATCTGTTGCTGCTGCATAACTTCTTGCGCTTTCGCAAGCGTCTGCATCGACCCGTCCCAAGTCGTCGCTAACAGCTTCTGACGACGACGGCAGACGGCTTTCGGGTTCTTTGCATAGAGCGCAGCGACTTTCTGCTGGACATGACGAAGCGTGATATTGGCGACATAACGGTCATCAAAATCATCATTAAACGCTGCAGCCTTCGTCTCTGAAGGCCATTGCTCGCCAGCACAAAAGCGCTGGTCTTTCTCCATGTCCTTAAAGGTTTTATCCCAATGCGCTTTCGCCTCTTTGACCATTTTGGATAAAGAGTCGACAAGCGCTTTGCGCTGCTCAGTTGGTTCTGGATTGTCGCGGTCGACGACTTTCTCACCCTCTGGCGTTGGGCCTTCAGCATCAAGCGCCATCGGGTCGAGACCGTCCATCGGGCCTTCTGTCATCAATCCAGGCTCACCAACCATCACCAACCCCCATGACGCGCTTGCTGTTCTTTTTCAGCATCGCGCGTTTGTTTCTTAATCCATCCAAGAGTGTAAGCCTGCGGACCTTTATTGACCGCTTTAATCGGTCTGGCTCTCACCTGCTTGGCTAATCCCAAACCTATATACGCCATTGCGTCGACTAAGTCGTCATGCGCGGCGTGCGGAAATTTCAACAACTGGTCACGCGCTTCCTGATACCAAGGAGCATAAGACGGGAAATAAACCTTCCCCATCGCAATGCGCGCCTGCATCGATTGCGCTCTGCTCATCTTATCCATAACAGGCACAATCTCATCAACTGTGCAGAATGTGCCACGCTCCAGCATTCTCTTGCGAAGGAAGGGGCCAATTGACTTGGAGATGTGACCGCGCTCAGCCCACCAATAAAGGGGCTTATACTTCGCCATCAGGTCAATCATCTTCTCAACGACAATGTCAGTCGAATAACGACCCCAAACGACGTCATCCATAATCCAGATGTTGTCATGCTCATCAACGCCGACAGGCAGAAGGCAAGTCTTATCTCTGTCCTGCTTTACGGAGACAGCATGGTCAGAAGCGATATAAAACCGTAGACTGTCATTAGGAGGGCGGTCAGTAGGACGAGAATAAACACGTATTCTGTCACCATCGAAAAAGTTGCCTTTCTCAGGCGTCGGACTTCCCTGATAAAGAGCTTGGAAGCCTCTAGGGTCAGCTTCCCGCATTTCATGCAAGAATGAGACAGGGAAACGCTCAGGCCAGAGAGCGTCACCTTCTTTTCGCCCAAGGACATCTTTTTCTTTCGCAAGAGCAGGCAAGTCGATAATGCGCCACTTCTTAGCTTCAGACGCAGAATAGCAAGAGTTCATCGGGTCAGTCAGACGACCAACTAGGTCATCTTCGTGCCACCTGGTCTGAATCAAAACTATCCAACCTGTGCTGCTCAGCAAACGCGTCTTAAGAACCTGATTAAACCAGGACCACAACTTCTCACGCGTTGTCGGACTATCAGCCTCAACGCGGTCTTTAATCGGGTCATCAAGAATAAGACCATGACCGCCGCGACCTGTAAGAGAGCCGCCACGACCAACAAAGAACATCTTGCCCTTCTGCACAGTCTCTAAGCGGTCAACTGACGCTGCACCTGCAAGGAGGCTAACCTCTGGGAAGATTTGCGAATAAATCGGGTCTTGAATTAATGCGCGCACATCACGACCAAAGTCCCATGAGAACTTTTCGTTATAGGTGCCAAGAATAAGCGAATGATTGGGATTGCGCCCCAAATACCATGCAGGGAAAAGGCGTGATGTTAATTGGCTCTTTCCATGCCTTGGACCAAGGTTGATGATAAGGCGACGCATATTGCCTTTTTCAACCTCTTCAAGAGCTGCAGTGATGACGCGATGATGCTTTGCGACTTGATACTCAGAGACATCAGGATTTTCGTGATCATCCTGCTTTGGCATCATTAAACGCGCAAAAGACAGCAAATCGTCTTTCGCGCTTAATGCAGCGCGCCTCCGCTTTAAAGCTGTCAAATAGCGTAAGTCGTCGGTCAAACTCTTTTGACCCCTAAATCGCCTTTGCCCGTCACATGATGGGCGCGCATTGCTTCTCTCTTAGCGCGCTCTTTTGGCGTCATCGGCCAATATGTTTCTGCATTAACGAGAGCCTCCAATGCTGGCACATCAGCGCAAGCGTTTATTTCAGCTTCTCTTGTGCCAGAATATTCCCGAACATCGTGGCGATATGTCTTGATGTCGGCAGGGAGCTTGCCGGGTTCTTCAACCTCACGAAGGACAAGCCAATCGCTTTCCATCAATAGGCTATGCGCTGTCTGCTTTGCTTGCTCGACATATTGCTCTTTGAGTTGAGCAAGGTCTTTCGGCGTCTTTGTGAATGTGCCGTCATTGTTATCCGTCACCCAGTAGAAAGCGTCGTTTGGACGGGGTTGGTCATCAACCCAATGTATGCCAATTGCTGCTTTGTCAGCTTCGCTAGATAAGCGCAGCCAATTCGGAGGATAAACAATGTCGCCGTGTTGAAAGGGGGCATCTATGCGAAGGGGTTTGCCGTCTAAAATATACATGAGTGATTACCTTGCGAGGGAGTATTTGAAAGGGTTTTATTCTGATACATATGAAATTGCTTTCAACATTATATCAGGGCTATCTTTAAATAAACCTAAAGCTCTATTGCACGCATCACAGAGAAGCCCTCTAACTCTGCCAGTAATGTGGCAGTGATCAATATTTAAGCGTTTTTTGTGATGATTAGGTGCTGGAGATTTGCATATGGCGCAACCTCCATTTTGCTTTTTAAGCATTTTATCATAATCGGAAAAATTCACTCCATAATTTCTCTTCATATGTAATTCAAGATCGTATTCTTTCGTTCCGCTACGACCATGCTTAAAATTAGGACTATCTTTGCCTTTTCTAAGTTGCAAACACCCACATGATTTTGCTTTGCCACTTATTATTTGACAATAAGCTACAGTTTTTTCGTTGCCACAATCACATTTAACAATATATTTATAACTTCCATTTTTTGTTTTTTCGTCAGTTTTCTCTAGCAATGTTAGCATTGCTATTTTTGTTCCTGACATATCTTGATGGAAACGACCTGTTGGCATGTATTTACCTAACGGCTTAATGCAAATTTAAACGGAGACTCCGCGAAGGCGGCGTAGATGTAAACATCGCCAGATGTGTTATTAATGCCCAAACCACTTCCTGCTCTTATTTTAAATCCATTAGATAAAAAATCTATATTTGCGCCAGCTGCTTCTACAACGCTAAGATTTGGATAAAGCTGCTGTGTTTCAGTATTATATAAATCTCTGGAACTGTCATAACTAATCCAGTCCAAACTTCTTGTTGTATTTTTCAATAAAATAAACCTTGGCCTAAAATTAGTGAAAACCATAGGGCCATCAGTGCTTGCATTTGCCGTATAGCTTCCAAAGGAACTATATCCCGCAATAGGCGTCCAGCAGTAGGCTACGTAGTTTGTGCCTGAATTATTTATTGCTTGCCCCGGCGTTCCTATTGAAAAAACGGATGACGTTGGTGATGTGCTGTTCCACCAAGGCGCGGCATTACTTTGCGCGCCTGTTGTATTTAAAAACACTGCGTAAGCCGCAGAAGTTAGATTTGAATGATAAACAGGCCAGTCTGTTGCGCCTCCGAAATTTCTTGCCTTTATAATCAACATACTTGGTGCAGCGCCTAATCCGTGAGGGACAGTCGCACCAGCAACGCCGTTGCCCGTATAACCAATAACACTAAACCCCGCAGCGGCATTAACGCTTGCGCCTGTCGGCGTAATCGTCCCGCCTGTAGGAATTGTCGAACTGCCGCCTTTCCATTGCCACGCAACTGAGTTTCCAGCAGGGGCAGAGTAAGTCGTTTCTGTGCTAGTCGTATTTGATTGGAGAACAGCATTAGCGCCGCGAACAACATCTATTAGCTGATGATTATTCGCATTCGCCCTGTCTTTAATCCAGATTAATTCCTTTGGCGCTTTAGCTTGCGCCGCTGTGAGGATATTCGCGCCTGTGTCGAGCGTAACAGCCATATGCGCCGCGCCATTAACAATCGACGGTTCTGGCAGATTGGTTGAGCATAAGCTGCGGAAACCGGATGGCGGGGTATGCTTAAAGGGCTGTTGGCCGAAATTGCCACTAAATGCGCTTGATTGCGACGTAGCAAAATCGCCTACGACGAAATAATATGACCCAGAAGGTATGCCCGTAAATGCCGTTCCTTGGCTTGTTCCATTTTTATAAAAAGTCAATGTTCCAGCATCAGCATCAAATGCAATGCCGATAATGTCGCCAGAAGTATAAGTCGCACCATATGCGGAACCAATATCATTATTGACTTTTCGTGCGGTCGCTTGGTACCCATAGCTTGTAGCAGTTTGCCCAGGATAACCAGCTGTAGATGTTGTCGATGTAATTCCAATATTAGTAAATTGAGAAGCGCCTACTGTAGTTGCAGTTATCTCGCAATACCATTTACCAGAAGATGTAGCGATTGTAGATGCAACAGAACCATATGTAGTTGCCGATGGTTCTGAGACATGAAGATTTCCACTTGAAAGTGTAAAATTGCTCCCGTTTGTGTGCCAGTCTAATAATGGATTAAATGTCGCATAATTCCCCCTCGGCTGCACATCAGCGGTTAAGCCATATACAGGCGGGACATCAATCATGCTGTCATAAGTAGCATCATTCGCTAGGCTTATCTGATTAGGCGTCCAATGGTTGTTGTTGCCTGACTTATCCTGACACAGCGTCGTCGTTGTCGTATTGTCAGAGAAATCCAGCTTAAAGCCATTCGTCCCATACGCGCCTGTGTATGATTTAGCTTCCCAGACGCCAGTAGTCGCATTGAATTGGCCGAATGATGTAGGGTCTAATGCTAGGCCGTCGATGAAGTTAATGTCTGTTGCATACCCATCAAGATTACCGCCGCCGCCCGCCGCAGCATCAAAGCCAAAAAGAGTAATTTTTTTGCTGGCTGTGTTAATGTTATCAGGAATTGATGCTTGATTTGCTGTGTATGAATTTACAGCCCAATTAGTAATCTCTACGCCATTGACATAAATCTTAACAGCATTAACGCTTGAATTAGCCGCTGCATTTTTTTGAAGGGTGATATGATACCACGAAGAAAAATCTCTATAAACTGCGCTGCTTTGTTTTGTTAAATTGTTTACACCTCCAGTTGAAGCGCAGACATATTTTAATCGCCCATCTGGCGGGTCAAAATATAAATATTCAAAAGGGGTCGAGGCATTAACATAATAGCCAATAAGAATTTGAGTTGCTGATGAATTACTTATCTTTACCCACGCGCTATAAGTCCATTGAACAGAATTAGTTGGCGTTCCAAACGTCCTACTCAAATAAGCAGACGCGCTACCACGAAACCGCAACGACCTATTAACGCCAGATACAGTCGCCGCGCCACCCGCAAGCAATAAAGGATTAGCTGAACCGGGGACTATCATTATGCAGACCCCTTAATCAATTTTGCCGTAATTCTCGTTGCGCTTTCAACATAATACGCTAACACATCAACAGCGTTCGCCGCTGCTGTCACATCTTGCTTCGTCCCGCCTTCAAACTTCCACACAGCGTTATAAGCAAGCGTTCCAGCCGTCGCTGCTTGCGTAATAACAATCACGCCAGATTGACCCGCAACTAAATTCGTCGGGGCGGCTAATGTCATCGCGCCAGTTAATGCAAGCGTCCAGTTATTCGATAGCGCAAAATCCATCGCGCCCGTCGTTACAACAGGGACGCCACGCTGCGCTTTTGTCCACGATTGAGTTGTGTCTAATCGGGCATATGCTTCCCACTTCGTCGCATCCCATGCGCCAGCAGCAATCGCCGCCTTTGCCGAATAGAGCTTGCCAGCGTTAATCACGATGTCGTTAAGAGCATATGCCTTCGTCGCATCGAATACTGTGATGGGGTGCGGCGTTGTCGCGCCTATCTCATTCCATTGCGCTGCGTTAAATGCGCCAGCAGGAACAGCCGCTTTGGCTGAATAAATCTTGCCACCCGTCGCAACTAAATCATTTTGAACATATGCCTTTGCCGCATCAAAAGCTGTGACGACATCAGTGACATTGATGTTAATGTCTTGCCAATCAGCAGGCTTCCATGCTCCCGCCGTAACAGCGTGCTTGGCATGGTAAATCTTGCCAGCGCTGCTAACGAGGTCATCCTTCGCATATGCCTTCGTCGCATCAAAAGGCTGGATGCCCGTCAATGGGTTGATGTTGATGTCTTCCCACTTCGTCGCATCCCAACCAGCTGCAGTCCACGCCGCCATAGAGCGATAAATCTTGCCTTGATAAGCAACTAATTGGTCTTTGAGATAGTTTTTGGTCGCTTCAAATTGAACAACGCCAACAGCTGATGTTTTCAGCGTCCATGCAGTAGGATTAAACGCCCCAGCTGCAACGACGCTATTCGCCATCCATATATCGCCGTTATGGGCGACTAGCTCACCATTCAAATAAGACTTGGACGCATCAAATAACGCAACGCCATGATGCTTATCAGACTCATGGACAATATCCGTCCACTTCGTCCCATCCCATGCGCCAGCTGTCACAGCAACAGCAGCGCGGTAAATATCCCCGCCACGCGCAACCAAATCGCCAATCGCATAATCAGCTGTTTCTGAGAAGAAACGGACAGGAACTAAATCGATGTTGCCTGTTGGGCCAACAACGCCAATCTGTTTATCGGGGAAATTTGTATAGAGTTCGCCAACTGCACGCCCAGCGGGTGGGCGCGCTCCTTTTGTCGAACTGCGAAGGGACTGAATCCGTGAAGTCATATGACTCTCTCCTAGTTGCGCATATGCGCGGAGTTATTCTTAGTAAGTGCCGCAATTAATCGTCACATTATCGACGATAGGGTGATTTGCACCGCCATCTAAGATGGTCGCGCCAGCAACTGGAGGCGTTGTTGCAAAGTTCAACTTCGCATCTGCCGCCATTACTGAAGTGCCAGCCTTCGACACAAAGCCGCTCGTATCAACGACGTTCGCAATGTGATGAAACTTCTTTGCGACATCGTCCCAAATCAGCATGTCGCCTTGCGTAACAGCTGCGCCAGCCGTCAGAGTCGCCATAACAGCGGCCCAGCTAGCTTCCATCGTTCCTGTCTTGGAAACCGTGAACATATCGCCAGCTTTAGGAACTGGCGCAAGCGTTGCAGGCTTGGCGACCGTCAGATCAAACGCGCCAGCAAAGTTCAACGCCCCCGCTGGAAGAAATCCCGCTGCAATCTTACCTGTTGAATCAAGCATAACGAGCTTGCGCGCATCAGTCGCAGGGGTCGCATTCGGAGCATTTGTAATACGCGACTGCAAATGCTGCGGCGTGATGAAGTTCGTATCAAGCGTGCCAGCAAGCACCTCAGCATCAGTTGCTTTGGGAATAAATCCATCAGCTAAACGACCGTTTGAACCAAGACGCGGAATATAATCAGCATCATTTGCAGGCGTTGCGTTCGCTGCATTGCGCGTCTCGCCGCGCAGCGTTGCGGAGTTAATAGCCTTCGCTGTGTCGGTGCCTGCATGAATTTCAGCTGCAGAAGCAAACGCCGTTGCGGAACCAAGCGCAGTCCAATCGCCGTCAGCGGCACCTGCACCTGTTTTCACATAGGCTGTGCCGCCATACGTGGCGATTGTAATTGAGCCCGTTGGCTTTGGTGTCAGGGCCGTCCACGCAGCGCCAATGCCCGTTGATGAACCAGCCGCGCCAGTGCTTGTTAGTGCAGCCGTGCCAACATTTACAGTAACGTCAGGATTCACCTGGCGGTATGCAACGCCGTCATACGCCCAAAGCTCAGGCTTATCTGTTGCGCCAGCAGCTTTTGGGAAGTTAAGGGCGAGTTCGCCTTCTTTTGCGCCTGTAGTTGATGGCGAACCAGCGGTGCCGTTAATGCGTCTCTTTATTTGGACTATGGATGTCATAACCTAATTCTCCTTAATATCTTCCTGCGTCGCCATCGCCCCAAGTGGGATTAAATGTTGGCCCATTGCCTGCAAGCATGAACTGCCCTGCAGCAGTTGCGCGAGGTAAAGCTGCGCCTCCACCCCCGCCGCCGCCCATTGGCGTAAATTGCGTTGTTGGTGATTCGTTCACTGGCACCGCCAAGACTTGAACGACATCGCCGTTATTAGGCGTTTGGCTTTCGATGTCTGGAAGCCATTTAGCTAAAGCCATCGCTTGCGTGCTCATCGCTATTCTCCCCTCGCAACCATGCGGCCATAAATGCTGTCGCGGTCAGTGTTCCCCGTTCGGGCAAGGAAGGCCAGCTTCGTCGCAGCGCCCACCTTCACGAAAGAGGTATCGCCCACGATGGACATTGGCGTGCCGTCATCGGAAATGAAACTCCCCTGCCAGCCCAGCACCCAATGGTCGCCGCCACGGCAATGACCGCGCAAAGTGAAGGAGGCATAGATGTTACCCGAGGCCTGCCCCGTAACAACGCCAATCGACATCGGGAGGCCGCTATTGAATTGCTGGCCGTGGGCTTGCGTCTTGCGCGACCAACCATTGACTGTTGCGCTTCCCCAATTCGCCCCAGCAGACAGGCCCGATTGGAGCATGTTGTAGTGACCAAGAAGGCTGGCGGTGTTCCACACTATGTCAGTTCCGTCGATCGCCATGTGGAACAGAGGATCCCAATTTCCGCGACCCGAGCAAAAACCAGCGGAAATCTCGAACCACTTGGAGAAGTGGAAGCCCGAACATTCAAGATACCAGTTGCCGTTGGCGATTTCCGATGTGTAGGTCTTCGGGCCGGGGTCGATCAGCGTCCAGTTGTTCGCAGCATCGACAGCGAGGACTTTTCCATTGTCTGCAGCTACCGGGATCGGGAAGGAGCGGCCTTCAAAGAGTTTGCCCGTAGGGTCGGACATGATGATGCGGTTTTTACCCGCGGCCGCACTGGTGACGACCAGGGGCTTCGCCGCCACGCCGTCCGCCTCAACGACCCACAACATCTTGTTGGCGACATCGAAGTAGGTATCGCCCACCTTACCCGCCGCCGCTGCCGGAAAGAGGGTCGTGTTAGCAAACACCTTCACGCCGCTGCCGCTGGCTAAAGCCCATGCCGTGGCGGTGCGCACATACAAAAGCTGCTTGGCGGTGTCGAAGAAGAAGTCGCCAGTGGCGAAACCCGTCGCAGGCAGGGTCGCGCCAAGAGTGATGATGGGGCCGCCGAGGCGCACCCACGCCGCGCCGTCGTAAGTGTAATGTGTCTTCGTGTCAGTGGCGAAACCCATGTCGCCAAGGACTGCCGTCGTGTCAGCGGTCATATCGGCCTGGGTCGCGTAGACACGAACACCAACCCGCCGCCAAACGCCGTCAGCGCGAACCGAATACAAATTCCCGGTCGAAATGGCGAGGGCGTATGACCCAGGAGGCTGCGCCTTGTCAGCCAGCAACGCGGCGTCCGTTGGGTAGGTGATAAGCGCGGCAGGTACGATAGGCACCCACTTAGCGCCATCCCATAGATATGCTGTCTTGGTTGGCGAAACCAAAAACCCTTCGCCAACTGCCTGCCCAGCAGCGGGTAGCACATTGCCTATGGCAAACGCAGGAATAGCCACCGCAGTTGCGTTGTTTGGATCTAACGCCTCAAGGGTGTTCGTGGTGCTGTCGTGAACTACAAGCTGCTTTGTCACAGTCCATGAACTCCGATGTCATCAGCTTTAATTAAATAGGCAAGTATTACGTGTTGGGGCGCAGTTTCGGCATCGCCGCCAGAGTTTATGCTGACGGTGTGTTCGTGAGCGCCATTCGATAACGTATCGCCCAGGTAAACTTCATAGTCGACGCCGTTCAGATTGTTGATCGCTCGCGCGCCGCCACCTACATCGAAGTTCGCATAACGGCCCGTTCTCAAGCCGTGGGAGTGTGCGCCCGTCCGGTTGGTGACGCCCGTGAAAGGCGTTGTCGGGCGTGCAGTTGTCGCGCCGTGCTTCGTGAAGTTGACCGCTGCGAGGTTCGCCGCGCCGCGAATGAATTGGCTGCGAAGGTCAGGCAATACAGTGCCGCCAAGAGCCTTCTGAAGCTCTGGGTAGATCGTGCCGTCGAAGGTTGAACCGTCGCAGAGAAGATATCCAGCAGGCAGTGTCTTGCCTGCGTATGTAATGACAGTGCCGATTGGCGTGCCGTAATTTATGAGCTTCTTGCCGCCCGTCAGGTCGAGAGGCACACCGCTCCCCCCTAAAGCCTGCCATTTATTGGATGCGGTATCCCAGCTATAGAGCGCCTGCTTGCCACCCGCCTTGGCGCTGGACAAAACCAGATAAACAGCCCCATTCGCCGCCGTGGCCGGGAGGTTAGCATCAGCCGCAACGGTCTTAACGCCGCCAGAAATATTCACCTTCGCCCAAGGATTCACGGCAGGAGCGACAACAGCTGCGCCAGGCGCGACATCAGTAGTCAATACAGCCTGAGACGCCTTGTAAACATCGCCATTATAAACAACGAGGCTTCCAGCCTCATAAGCGCCAGCAGCCCAAGGGTTCAATCCATAAAGATTATCGCCGCGACTTTTCGCCAGCAAATCTCCAGGCACATGGGTGTATTTCATTACAGGAGCAGCAGACGTTCCTGTATTTGCAACCAATATCCAATCGCCAACATTCAGCTTCGCGCCATCAATATTCGACGGCCCACCGCCAATATCATTCGGCGCAATAACCTTTCCAGCTAAACCAACATAAATATAATAATGGCCTGCATCAGTAATGCCCAAGGCGCTTTGGGCTGGCAGCTTATCTAAATCAATCGACCCAACAGTGCCGTGGCCCTTATCCTCTGCAGTGCCTTGGAATAAATTGCCAGCTGCAATCCACTGCTTCACCAAGTCTTCAGAATACACCGTCTGCCATGCAGCTGCAGCGTCCTGAACCTTCAGTTCCTTATGACCATTCTCCAAAGTAACTTGGAAATCGCCAGGTTCAGCATCAAATCCTTGGTCAGGGTCAGCCCGTAAATTCTTTAAAAAATCACGCGGCGCGCATGAGCGAAAAATTCCAACAACGCCAGCTGCATTCGTCGCTGTCGCATCAAACACATAAAGACGATGATATTCCTTGCCATTCAAGTCCAAATTGACCATGAACAGCGACCCGTCAGGAATTGTCTTCACAGCTGGGTCAGGAAGATTGCCGATTCTTCCCACAAAAGTGACGCCAGCGCCGCCTAATGGCTTCCAATCAGCAATCGTATTCGTGATTGTGCCTGCCGCGCCATCAACCAAACATTCCCAAAGCTGACCAGTAGCGCGAACATAAACCAGCTTGCCAACAGCTAAATGACTCGGAGGAAGAACAGCAGGATTATAAAGATCAGCTTCAGCACTAACCGTTTCCATGATGTCGCGATTATCTTCCCACGCCATGCTGTTTGGCTTCGATGGGTCGTAATTAAGCGAACGCAGAATATTATCGGTCGGATGGCCCTTCAACGCCATCGTCCAACTCGTTGTCAGAGCAGGATTGGCAGTAGTTCCTGGCGTATAAACCCAAATGTCATGGCTGTCTCTTTCATAAACCATCGAGCCAGGGACTAATTGCTCTGGGTCTTTCAGCGCTAATCTCGCAGCAACATTCGCAACAGAATGCATCTCGCCGCGATTATCATCCCAAACGCCGCCAGTGCCAGGAAGCCAGCCATAACGATTGGAATGCAAATCTTCCGGCGGGGATGGTGGATTTACGCCCTTACCGCCAGCAGACCCGCCAGGCTCCATCCATAAAGCCCAAACCTTGGCGTCAGCGCTAGGAGCCTCAGTAAAAGTCATCCGAGCGCCAGCAGCATTATAATCAATCCCAGCCTGCTGAATAACGCCATCAACCGAGACGAATAATTCCTCAGAGCCGCCAATCGCCAAAGCCTTCCCGTCAACTCGCGTCAGAATAAACTGCTTCTTAACGCCATCGAGTTGGCCTGGAGCTTTTGTTACAGGGTCTAAGTCTAAACTCAGCAGCGCATGGAAATTCACGCTACCAACAGCAAACTTATCTCGCGGCGTCAGCACATCAATGCTAACAACCGAATTAATCGGAAGAGGCTCAGACATCGTGATAATCGATGTCGTCGGGTCAACCGTGTAATCCCCCTTCACTGGCAGGGCAGGAGGCGTCGGCGCTGGAGGCGTCGGAAACAACAAGACGCCATTAACATGAACCGATAAGGGCTCAGGGTCAGTCGCATCCATCTTAAAAGAATTGGCGTAAAGGTCAGAAATATTTAAATCAAACGACGTCTGACCAGCAGTCGCCTTATAATACAACGTCGTCGTAATAGCTTTTTGCGGAGACCAAAACGGTTGCCAGCCGCTGCCCGTCCATAGAAATGGTTTATTCTGCGTCGAATTATAATAAATACTTCCAGCAGCTGGGGGTAGCTGCGTACTCGCAGCTGTCGCTGCGTTATGGTCAGGATGAACGCCAAGATAAAGAGACGTTAACTGCCCAAACGCATTCGCAGCGCGATTACTCCACCACCTGGCGCTCCAATGGTCGCCAGTGACCTTCATCTCAGCAAGAATATTCGGAGGAATGGTCTGGTCGCCAGGCGTATTCGCCTCTCCCATCCATTCAGCCCAATACTCAGAAAGTATTGCATACTTCGCAGATAAATCAGCAGAACTAACCGCGCCGCTCAAACTATTGAAAATATCGTTTGCAGCGTCTTTCGCATCCTTCGCAGCAGCAGTCGCAGCTGTCTTTGCGTCAGCAATATCCTTCAAAGCGCCTGGAGCATTCGCAAGAGTCGCTTGCTCCGCAGCAAGCGCACGCTGCGCCGATGACTCAGCATCAGCGGCAAACTTAAGAGCCCGATTAGCCTCTTGTATCGCCTGGTTAGCGCCCTGCGCGCCTGCAGACTTTGCATTCGCAACAGCCTGCTGAATCGGCGTCGTCAGCTGGTCAAGAAGACCAGGCTCAAGACTGTCCTTCGTAACAATCCCATTGTGAAGAGCGCCGTCTGCACGCCGGACTGTCTTCAGCTCACCATCAATCTCATTGACGACCTTGCGGACCTCCGCAAACTCGTTGTCAACGTCAGCACCAGGAAGAGGTGAATTAGGGCGAGTGGCAGCAAAGTTCTTGAACGAGAACAGCTTAGTTAAGCGCGCCACAGCAGCCCTCCACATGAACGCAGGTTCTGTCTGCGCCTATGTGGACTAGCCGATTTTGTCGGCATTGTCGAGCGTTATAGACGACTTAGGAGCGCTTTGGATGTTTAAAATTAGTGGAATTTTCGCGGGGGTGCCGCCAGAGCATTCGCACCTCTTCGCGGGGGAGGCCGGAGGGCGGTCGCGCGCAAAAGTCCCAGGACCCAGGCCCTTTTCCCCCAGGCAAACCCCCACCCCAGGGGTCGATATACCTAATATAGGTAATGGTATTCCCAATGAAATCAAGGGCCAGGGGGTGGGTTGCTGGTCTAGTTGGTGACTCTTTTGCTGATGCGTTTGATTTCAGCATCGAGTTCTGCAGCTGTCATCGAGCTCAGGTCCTTGGCTGATGTGTCGCTGATAATCTCAGCATTCTTGCCCAACAGACCCACAATTTCCGCAATAGAACGCGCTGCAGCCGCCCTGGATTGCGCTGGAGCGCCCTTGTCCAAGCACACTTGGCGCAGCGTCTCGATTGCAAGCCCTTTTAAGTCGAGTGCTTCTAAGTCGTTGTTTTCAGACACTTCTGCCCTCCAGCCATTTCATGTATTTTCGTGCTCGCGCCCCCAAAGGCAATGAAGCCAGCTCTATTCTCAACTGTCTAGACATATGCTCAACATGAGCATTACTCGCCATGTCATGCAAGTAAGTCTCAATCTCTAGTCGTCTCTTGAGATTTTGGTGTCTCAGAGACGGCACAGACTTCGCTCGCACAACAGGCCCACCCAAACGCTGAATGCGTTCCTTGATATGTCCAGAGCCGCCATGCTTAACGCAATAGTCTGACCCAAGCACACGAACGCAACGACACCGCTGCCCAGTGCTTCGCGCTGTAGCCACGCACTGCGGCATGCGCGACAGGTCGTGCATCTTCACACGACGCTGCTCCAGCATCCAAAAATTCTCAGGCATCCTCTTGGGATAATCCTTCGCTGGCGTTCGCCACTGCGGTCTAGCCATTTCCTGCAGTTTTCCTCACCTTGAGTTCTCACCTCACCTACCTCCTCACCTATATAAGGTGAGGTGAGGAGGTTAGATCCTCACTTCACCTCACCTGAAGTGAGGAAGTGAGGATCAATGACTTACGTATGACTGCTTATAACCTTTTTTGGCTTCCCTTGGCGAGCATTCCATGCCGTTTTCACGCATAAATTTCCTTCCTTCAGCCATACCTTCAGAAGCTCTTTGATGCGTGCTTTGTCCGATTTGTCACCTGCATTGAGCCCCATGACATCTGCTACGACATGTCCGACCCAATCAGCTGCTTGGCTGCTTTCGCTTGGCTCATCAGCTTTGCAGCGTCTCTGAATTTCGACCAGGTCCTCATCTGTGACCTGGTCGTGGATGTTTGGCCACTGCCAGACATTGACAGTTGCGACGCTATCGCCATTTGGCAGGTCAACGCCGCTAATCTTATACCATCCTGCTGCAGCTGCTGGTGCTAGGTTGGCCTTACCATTGTCCTCTTTGAAATAGAGCTTTTGGTTATGGACGCCTGAGCGTGCGGCTTCATCAGCGCTCATAGCATTAAAGACGCGTGCTGACCTGACTGCTGCTAGGAGGGCAGAAGCGCCGCGTGCATCCTCGACTGTGGCCTCTTGGCCATTCGTCTTTCTGACGTGGTGGACAAGGTCGATTGCGCAATTGGTGACATCTGCAATCTTAGCCCATGCCTTAGCGACGACATCGATTGCATTATTGTCATTCTCAGAGACTGAGTGGCTGCTGACGAATGGGTCGATGATGACGACATCAATCTCATTCTCCTCAATCCACTGCTTGAGCTTGTTAGCGACAGGCGCTGCTATTTTGGTGCCGTTCTTCTCTTGGAAGGCTATCTTGATTTCAAGATTACGCCCTGAGTCGAAGAACAGGTTTTCCTCAAGGAGCTCGATGTCCTCATTGGTCAGGTTAAAATGCTGGATAACAGCAAGGAACCTGCGCTGCAGCTCATCGAATGGGTCTTCGCCATTCCAATACCAGACCTTGAGAGGCTCAGTGACTGCATGACCAAGGATGTCCTTACCTGTGGCCATTGCGACAGCTTCAGCAATTGCGACTGTTGATTTGCCAACGCCTCCAGGCGCGATGGATGCTGAGATGAACTTCCTGATGTAATGCTTCTTATAGACAAATTGTCTAGGAGGCATATCCCAAGCGTTAATGCGTTTGAATGGGCTAGGGCCTTTAATTAAATCATCGAGCTTTGGGCTATCACTCTGACCCTCATCTCCGACGACCTTGGTGAAGAGATTGCCAGCTTCAGCATTTGCGATGCGTTCTAGGAGCTCAGTGCGATTGCGCGTGAAGAGCTGCGCCTTGATGTATCCTGAGCCAGCTCTGACTTCTGCTGGTTTAATCGTGTCCCATACGCGTTCTGGCTCATTGGGCGACTGCTGGCGTCTGGCATTCCATGCGAGCCATTCCTTACGGCCCCAATCCTGTCCTGATGATGCTCCATAAATCGCATGCGCCATTGAGACCCATTCATCGCGTGAATCAAATGTAGCATCGTTAGGAATATTCTGAGGGCTGAGGGCTTCTGCTAAGAGATGCCAATCGAGGCGTTCTGTCTCATTGTTAGGGGCTGATAGGCGCTCTTTGCGTGTGCCGATGATTGTCCTGAGCTGGAGCGGCATTGCTGGGATTGTGTTTGTTTTGAATGACTCAATGAGTGATGGCGTGCCAGGCATTTGCTCATAGGCGAGGCCATCAGCTCTGCGTGAGCCTGATGCTATGAGGTAGCCACCATCCCCTTTGACATCGACATTATCAGGAAGTGAGCCAGTGGCGCAGCCAAAGCGTGCATCTTGTGGTTGTGAGAAAATATAGTGCTGACCACCAGATGGCGATTTAATGATTGGGACGCCTGTGAGGTCGATGCTGAGCTCATGGACGAGGTTCTTGAATAAGACCAGGCCATCAGCTGTCTTCCCCTTCTCAGGCTTTGGTCTGTCAGGGTCGATTGCGACGAGATTATTGGGGCCACAAGGCATGCCGACCATTGCAGCTGTGTCCCTGTAGTCTGTGAGGAACCATTGGCGCAGCTGGTCAGGGTCAGATGATGCAGCATTCTCCCAATTCATAAAGCCAGGGGCTGGCTTCTTGTCTGCCTGGCAGGGGAAAGTCTTAATCCCTGCACTGGCAAACTGAAGGGCGACTTCGAGCGCAGCTTCGCGCTGTGGACGGAAGTCAACTTGAACTAGCTGGGGTGATGCTTTATTTGAGGTAGATAAATCACCCAGGCGCTCACGGCCTTGAACTCCATCGGGCTGCAGAGTAGGGGCGATTGAGAGGCTGGCACCTTCTTGGTCGGGGGTGTCAGCCTCGTTAAATTTATATTCCTTTAATTCACCCCATGACTTGCCTGACTTACAATCCCAAGGGAGAGGGATTGGAGGCTCAAAGCCCCATGCTGATTTATAAGGAAGATTATCGAGCGATAATTTGATTTGTTCTGCAGCCTCTTGGACTTTGTCATCAGGCACATAAAGATAAATGCCGTCATGTAAGTCCCATGCGAAGCGTGCTCCTATCTGTCTGAGATATGGCTTGATGACTGCGAGTGCGAGGTATTTCTGGTCTGCGCCTGTGCCTTGAATGCGATAGTTGATGGCAGTGCTGCCCATAGACCATGCGTGATTGCCACTCCAATCACCATCGACGCTGACACGTCGACCAGCGTAAGTCTCAACATATTTGGCGTGCTTGACCTTAGCAATTTGTGATTTCCAGAATACTGGCACTTGAGAGTAGGCGTCTTGATATGTTGCATGGATGTGCTCAGCTTCCTTGAGCGTCATAGGGATGTTGTATTGAACGCGCGCGACTTGCTGCAATTTCTTTGCAGAGGTCCGATACTGTAAGGATAAGTTAGACAATTTGCCCATTTGTCGCTCAACATCAGGCCCAATTTGTTTTGCCATGTAAGCGTGAGGGTCTTGCCCAGGCATGCAGAGCTTGAGCATTGTTGGGTCTTTAGAGGCGCAGGCAAACCAGCGCAGCTCCTGACCTGCGGCGTCAAATTCTAATATCGTAAATCCATCAGGCGCTTTAATTGCAGCGCGATATTCAGCACCGCGTTTCATCTGATGGATTGCAAAGCCTGTCTGTCTAAGTTCTTTGCCACGGCCTTGATTAGACGCGTATGTAAGACGGCCCGAATATGTGCCGAATATAATTGCTTGAGGGTGTGTGGTTGAGTTGCCGTTATATGCAGCGCTCTCAAGAATTGTTTGCGCGAACTTTGTTTTATTGTTGAGGGCTTCACGATATTCCCTGAGCGTTTTAGCTTTTGGGTCAATGAGCGAGAGCTCATGGAGTGCTGACTTATCTGTTGAACGTGCGCCTGTGTCTGTTGTTCCTTGTGGTGGTAGGCCCCAATCATCGAACAGGAGCTTAGAGAGCTTTGCAGGTGAGCGAATGATTTCTTCTGTGACGCCATAAGGCGCGAGCTCTGCGAGTTTTTGTTCTGCAGTTTGTTCTAGCTTAGCGCAAAGCGCTTCGACTGCAGGAACATCAACGACCATGCCGTGATAGTTAGCAGCAGCTATGAGAGGAATGCACTCGGCTTCAATGCGTGCAGCTGTTTGCTGTTTCTTCGATAATTCATTGTAGAATTTAAGCGTGAGATGCTCAGTGAATTTAACATCGCTAATATTGTATTCATGTAGCTTAGCGCGTGCTTCTGGCGATGGGTCGTGGAAGTCGATGTCTAATTCGTAATCACTAAATGCTGGTAAGAACTCAGCAACCGCTGCCTTAAGGCCATATGACTTCTTGCGTGAGCCTGTTGCTTCATATTCTGGCTCAATAGTGAGATGACGCCAAAGCAGCATTCCATCAATGAATTTGCATTTGAAAACTTCATCTTCAAGTCCATACGCAATGAGCCATTGAACATCGAATTGCACATTCCATCCTGCAATCGTGCAGTCGTTCTCTTGTGCATAGATGAGCATATTTATGAAATCATCTTTAGTCGGATTAAGGCCGCCATGCGTTGTGCCGTTGTGCATCCACACAAGCGATGTGATGTGGGCGTCGTGTGGCGCACGCCATGATTGAAGTGCAAACTCTGGCTTTGACCCTGATGTCTCAAGGTCGAATGTTAGTATGTTCATAATAATTCTCTTTGTTTGGTCGGTATTGTCAGTAATTAAAATCGACTTTTATGCAGTCCCTATGCAATCAAAATCGTCATTGTCTCGTTGATTGTAGAAGAATGATTCTGCAGCTTCTGTGAAGTAGGGAAGGCGCTGCTTCTCTTCGTCTGAATAATCTTCAGCTTGTTTAATGAGGCCAACCTCAATTGACCTGACAAGCGTTGCAATGAAGGCTGCTGTTGCGCACTCAGGGCAGAGCTCATGGTCTCTGATGTTGGTGGCGAGGTCTGTCATCGCGTCTTCCAGGAAGAGCGTGACCTGCAGTGCTGATGCTTTATCGTGGCTCATAATCCGCACACTCCATCGCATTCTTGCATAAAGCCGAACTCTTTTTGCCCGCGGTCAACCGGTGTTGACAGGTCAACTTCGTTTAATGGCTTGAGGCTCCGGTGCATAAAAGGCTTATATTTAAGACCGCTAGAAGATTGCCTATTTCTGATTGCGGTATCTACTTCAATGGCATCTGCCCACGAAACAGGGTCGTTATCCTTCATGTCTCGCCACATCGCATCAGAGTGATATGGGCAGCCTATGCAAGCAGATTTTGGGGCGTTCCAGCCGTGTGATTTGAGCCACGATATGCAATCTCTACGGCTCATTCTTGCATCAATTAACGGCCATCTATGAGTTTGCCATTTATCGCGCGGCTCTTTCATGCGTTGAATTTCGTCAGTCGAAATGCCGATCCAGACTTCTATACTCTTTGGGGGTATTCGCTGGCCTTTTTTGTAACCGAGCAACTCTCTTTGCTTCCTGAGAATAGGTGTTATTTTATACTCAGAAGTGCATTGTCTAAGTGCCATCCCGCCGTTTTCAGTAAACCACGGAATAGCAGCGCAACGCTTAGTATTTGAGTTTGCGTTAGCTAAAATGTCATTTCTAATATTGCCAGCAGAAACAATATGAACAGGAAATGGCAATACCTGACGTAATCTATTTAAATGCTCATATACAGCTACAGGCTCCCAACCTGTATCAGCAAAAATAGCGCAGTCTGGCATTGGGCTTATCTCACCATATGCAGCCATTAAAGCGAGGGTTGTTGATTGGACGCCAGCGCCCAAAGAGATAACGCGCATCATGCTGCGTCTTCTTCATTGTTGGGATACCAGTGAATGAGGCTGAGGCGCTCCTGGAGGTCCCTGACGCGGTAGAGCTCAGCTGATACTAAGACGCTGTCACGAATCGCAGAAAGGCGTAAGATTTTGTCGTATTCGAGCAGGCTGCGGAAAAGAGCTGTGCAGTCTTTCTCATTGATAGTAAGGGCATATTCCTTCATTTAGGCGCACTCCATCTAAAAGGTCGGTAGATGTGACATTGTCAGACAACAAATCAGACAATTAGGCAAAATGCTTTAGAAGCCATTAACGGTCAAGCCGCTAGATGTTGGGGCTGCAGGGCAGGAGAGCCACTAGTCGCTTTTGTTGCGAATATAGCTTGACAAATCGTCCATAATGATTATTATCACAACATCGGCACCGACCAAACCGCCGAGATGGAGAACTAAGATGAAAAAACTAATTATAGCTGCAGTGATTGCAGTAACGCCTGTAGCTGTAAGCGCGGCAACCTTAAATGAGTTCCGATTTGATAGCGGTGACTATGCCATCAACTTTGATGGGGATTTTACACCTGGAACAGCACGCGCGTTTACCTCAAAGATTGAGGCAATGCGTTCGGCTGGTAAGCGTGTAACTGCTGTATTTCTTAACAGTCCAGGCGGGTTAATTAATGAAGGCGTTATGGTCGCCAACGCAATCGGAAATTACAACATTAGAACTTTTGTGCTCCCTAACGAATACTGCGCCTCTGCTTGCTTCTTGGTATTTGCCGCAGGAAACATAAAAGCAGCAGATGTGAACGCGCATATTGGCGTCCATAGCGCGTCTAACGGCCAAGGAGTCGCTAACGAATATTCTAAAGACGCGACCCGAACAATGGCAAGAGCGGCTGCAAAGTGGGGGGTCAGCCCAGACATCGTTGACCGTATTGAGAACACACCACCAAATGATATGGCGTGGCTATCAAGCGATGATTTGAAGATGATGGGTGTTTCGGTGGATGACTATACGAAGAACAACAAAACCCAGACTGCTAGTTTGGGTAAGACTACAACGGGCCAAAAAAACGCAGAATGGGAGAAATATATCTCATGGTCATTTAAAACATCAGAGCGCCAGTTTGGTAGAGTTCTATCAAATAATATCTGCACCAAGATCCATTGTCAGACATCAGTAGTTTACAACGACAAAAATAATAGTGTCGTCGCGGTGGTTGTTGACATGCAGACTGACAATAAGACGGTCAAAAGCCGTTACATTTGCCGAACATCACTAGAAAACAAAGATCATCGCTCCTGCACAGATTGGGATAGTGGCGAAGTATTCAGCCAAACATTCGACGGTAAGGCTTGGGCCTTCAATAACTAAGAGGAGATACTTAAATGGTTATCAAAGAACGCAACTCAATCTTAATACTATCAGCAGTAACAATAGCAGCTGAATTGGTAGCTCATCCATACGACAACACATTCTTAACAGCTGGAAGTGCAGCATTTTGGATAGGTAAAGTATTCGGAGTTATTATAGGGTGGACAACAATGCTCTTTATATTGAAGGGCATAGTAGCTTTGTTCTCAAAGATTGCTGACTACGCTCGAAATAATTTCTCGTTTGATAAAGCAAAGACACTATCAATAGCCGCTGTCGCCGTTGTCGCAGCTTTTGGTGGAAAAGCTCTATCAGCTGGTGGGGGATATGCGCTTGGTTATGGAGTAACTCGCGCCGTTATTAGCGCAGAGAAAAATAACTACTCCACAGATTCAGAAGTAATCCAGGCTGTAAATCAGATGGCTATTGGAGCTAAAAAGAATATGCCAAAAAAGCTCGATGAATACACGACTCTTGTTGATGCTGTCGCAGACGGTAAAACAATAACATACAAGAACAATCTTCTAGTAATGAAAGAGGAAGTCCCTGACAATTTTGGCTCTGATATAAAACAGGAAATCTGCACAAATTTAGCAAAAGAAAAGGATATAGCAGATTTTATGAAAGTCGTTCTACCGAAAGGCGTTAAGGTTGTTTACGCCTATTATGACCTCAAGGGAGATCTTGTTTCTGACATTGTTGTTAAAAACGGCACTTGCATAGGGTTATAGTAAGTCATTTTAGTCGGCTATATCACTTGACAAAATGTCCATAATGATTATTATCACAACATCGGCACCGACCAAGACCGCCGAAATGGAGAAACCAAATGAACCCTAAAGAAACCCTCATCAACTTATTCGCCGCTCTTGCAATCACTGTGATTGCTCAGCCGATTGCTCAGGCGCATGCTGGAGACTTCCTGGAAGATATCTTTGGCACTGAGCAGCCAGCCGAGAAGGCCCCATTCGACCAAGCTGCTGATGCTTGCAATGCAAAGGTCAATGGCATCACGACTTATGAAAAGTCAGTCGTCTTCACCAGCTGCATGATGAACAACAAGCTGGCAGCTCAGTTTGGCCCAATGGACAACGCTTATCTGCTGCGCATGCTGGAGACCCAGAAGGCTGTTCTTGCTGGAAAGCCCTTCCATGTCGCTAAGCTCGAAGAGCGCACCTGGAGACAGAACCAGCTTGCTAATGCCCAGCAACAATACGCCGCAGCTCAGGAGCAACGCCGCTTAGCCAATGCTGTCGAGAATATCCCGCTGAATCAGGCCATGTGGGCAAATACCATCCAGGGAATCAATCAGGCGGGTCAGAGCTATACGCCCCGCATGTTTAGCACCCACTACTAACCCAATCACCTAACTTATTGATAACTCTACTGACAGGAGGGCATAGGAATGTCCAAGTTGCTTTTATCGTCCCCCAGGACATATCGTCCACGCGTAATGGAGTGCAAACCATGTCGAATAACGCAAAGCGCCGCATGGCGCATAAAAAGCCCCTCGGTAAGATATCTGCGCCCTTAGTTCACGATGAGCGCGAAGAATTTGGCAAGCGCCTCTATCAAGCCCTGCTTGATGCAGACATGAGCCAAAGCGACCTTGCGCGGGAGGTCTTTAACGAGACCAAGGAAGACCCCCGCACAGGCTACGAAATCGTCATCGGTCGGGACAGAATTTCTCAATATGTCAAAGGCCGACAGTTCCCAGAGCCCCGCACATTCAAGAAGATTTGTGAGGTGCTGGGTAAGAGAGCAGAAGAGCTCGCCCCGGCAATGGTTGGGTCGACGATAGAGAGGGAGAACCCCTCGTTTGAGATTAAGATGGTGGGAGACCGCATCGACGCTGTGCTGCTGAGGATTAACAAGATTGTCCCATTAGCATTAGCAACGAAGATTGGTGAGATGATTGATGCTGCAGAGAAGAAGAAATGAAAGAACTTCTCCTGCAGTCTGAAGTAGCAGAGATACTGAGAGTGTCTGACAGGACGGTTGCTAGGTTGAGAGCAGAAGGGAAGCTCCCCTTCATCCCTGGTCGCCCTGTGAGAATACGACAAACCGACCTGATGAAATACATAGATGGAGAAACCCTATCATGTCACTCGACACTGCGAGACTTGAACGAAACGCTAAAGGCGTCTGGGAAATACGCTGGAGCGAAAAAGGCGCTGACAGACACTACTCGAAACGCCTCTCGACAAGGACGAACAATCGCCTTGAAGCAGAGGCTGTTTTCACAGGGTTCCTGACAGGCCAGCGCCACATTGAAGAAACGCTTCTGCAGCCGACAATCAATGACCTCATTGCTCGTTATAAGTCGTCTTTGGAGTCCAAAGGTGTCACCAAATCTCAGTATGTTTATTTAGGATTTATCAGCAGAGAGTTTGGTGAGCTTAGGATTGCGGAGCTTTCTGACGTGCGTCTTGAATCCTATAAGCGCAGGCGTCGGGTATCTGATGGCTCAATGCGTCGTGAGCTTGGGGCCTTTCGCGCTGTGTTTAGTTATGCAGAACGGCATAAGCTCATTAAGCGTGATGAGGTGCCATTTATCGAACTTCCTCGCAGCTCAGCGCCACGCGAAGCATATCTTAATGACGAAGAAGAGCGCGCCTTCCATGCTGCAGCTTTAGCGCTGAGCGATGGCTTGCCACGCTTGACGAAGCTCTCACGCTTTGTTGTCATCGCGTTAAATACAGCAGCGCGCAAGACAGCGATTGAGCGCTTGAGGTGGGACCAAGTGGACCTTGTTGCTGGGCATATTAATTTTAGCCAGCAAGGCGAGCAGGCGCATAATAAGCGTAAAGCCTTAGTGCCTATCTCTAAGCGTTTAATGCCAATTATGCAGCGCATGTATGCTGAGCGTCAGAGCGATTATGTTCTTGACGCTCCAACAGACATTCGCAAAGCCTATGAGGTCTGGGCGCGAGCAACGCCTTGGTCTCATATCAATCCGCATGATTTGCGCCGCACCTTTGCGACCTTAGCAGCTCAACGCGGCGTGCCGCTTGTTGCAATTGCTGAAGTCTTAGGCGACAGCGTCGGCATCGTTATGAAACATTATGCGAAATATATCCCAGGAGCAGCAAAAGCTGCAGTGGATGCGAGGGAAGACTGATGGTTGGTAGGAAAGAATTTGAAGAAATGGTCAAGGCGAGAGTAGAAAGTGTAATGATTGGTGATGCTGGTCGATTACTTTTTGGCAGCATATGTGATTGCACCATACCAGATTGGGACGCCTTTTTTAAATCTTGGGGCATTGAATCAGAGGATGAACAATGCTCGATTAAGATAAGAGCATTGGGAGAGCTCGCTAAATATATTAAGCCTTAACCCTTCCTTGACAATTTGTCGGCTATGTAGTCTTAAAGAAACGACCAAATCAATGAGTGCAATAATGTCATCGACCGATTGGCGCTTGAAAGAGCTCATCCAGACTCTTGGCGGCATCCAAGTTCTTCGAGAGAAAATATCGCAGCGCGGCATCGAGCCGCCTCCATTGGCATGCTTAGAGGGGTGGCGCAAGCGCTCCTCGATGCCAGGCCATTGGGCGCTTACGCTTGTGCAGATAGCGCAAGAGGAAGGCGTCATCTCCAAGGTCTCGCAGCTGAGGAAGAAATGAAGCTGCTTTCGATAGACCCAGGAGCTGTCTCTGGCAGCTACGCTGTCAAAACTCCTGACGGTGTTTATGTCGGGGATTTGCCTGTCGCTGACGGTGGAGTTGTGCCGCGTGCGTTCTATGACTTTGTTGTCGAGCTGCAGCCTGACATCGCAGTCGTTGAACTGGTTGGGCCACGCCCAGGGCAATCAGCAACGAGTGGGTGGAAATTTGCTTACAGCGTCGGCGTCATTATGTCGGTTTTGGCGTGTGCTGGAATACGAACAGAGCGACTGACGCCACAAAAATGGAAGAAGCGTTATGGGCTGGCAGGTAAAGCGTCAGACCCAGAAGTGAAGGGGAAGACCAGAGCCACAGCAATGCGTCTTTACCCAACTGTTACAGGACTAGAGCGAGCAAAAGACCACAACCGTGCAGACGCACTTTTGATGCTCGATTACTGGCTGATGGAGAAAAATCGTGACAGCGCCGCTTAGGCATTATCAGAGAGAGGCTGTTAATCAGCTCCACAAAGCAGGCTCAACCTTTATCTCTATGGAGATGGGGCTCGGCAAGTCACGCGTTGTCATCGAATATCTCAAAGAGATAAACGCTCAGCGCGTCATTATCGTTGCGCCTAAAAGCGTCTGCCTTGTGTGGCGTAGTGAGCTGAAGAAGTGGTGGCCTAATGGCCCTTATTCCTACCAGTGGACGCCACAGATGAAGATGGCTGAGATGGGCATCTACATCGTCAACTATGACAAATTCAGCTTAGGCGATTTAACCGCAAAGTTCTTCGTTGAATGGGGTGATATCAACGCGCTTGTGCTGGATGAAGCGCACCTGCTTAAGACCCCTTCAGCTAATCGCACGAAGTCGATTTATAAAATCTTAGCCCCGCACGCCAAGAAGGTCATCCCATTATCTGGCACGCCAGCTCCTAACAATGCATCGGAAATATTCACCCATCTCAAATATCTAGCGCCGCATCTCATCACCCAGAAGAATGGCTTTGTGATGCAGCTGCATGACTTTGAGAACCGCTATTGCATTGTGGCTCAGCGCAAGTTCGCAGCATCGCAGCCTGTGCGGGTGATTATGGGCTCTCAGAACCTTGAGGAATTGAGAGAGCGCACGAAGGACTTCTTCTTTCGTAAGACTAAGAAAGAGTGCCTTCCTGAGCTGCCACCTTTGCAGTTTGTGACGCTGCCAATCAAGCCATCTCTTGAAGGGCTGACGCTCGTCAAAGAGCTTTCAGATATATTGAAAACAGGGATGTCAGATGATGAAGTCATTAAAGCTCTTCAGAGTTCTGATGAACACATCTCGAAGCTGCGCGCCGCGCTGGGTCTCGCCAAAGCGACAGCTGCAGCGCACTATATTCAAGGCTACTTGGGCGACGGGACGCATAAGGTGCTGCTATATGCGCACCATATCAAAGTGATTGACTATCTCTACAAGACGCTTGCTGAGTTTAGCCCTGCAAAGATTGACGGGCGCGACTCAAGCGTCATGCGCGGCAAGGCAGTTGATGCTTTCTTGAATAACCCAAAGTGCAGGGTCTTCATTGGCAATAACGCAGCAGCAACTGGCCTGACGCTCATCAACGAGAAGAACAGCTGCAGAGATGTTTTCTTTGTAGAGGCTGATTATACGCCTGGAAATAACCTGCAATTTGCAGCTCGCATTCACAGGATAGGACAGAAAGACGGTGTTCTCGCTCGTTACATGGTCGCCACTGGCACCATTGACGACAGAGTAATGGATATCATTGCGCGTAAAACAAACGAAATCGCAGAATTACTAGATGGAGCTAAAAAAGATGGCCAATATTGAAGTCACAATCACAGCAATCAACATGCGCGATTTTAAGCGCCAGCTGCAGGAATGGTGCGAAGAATTAGGCGTCGTGCCTGAGATGGACCCTAGCGACATCCTCGCAGCTGTGGACCTCGACTCCTTACGCCAGCACCTGGAAGACCGCTTAGCAGAGCAGGGCTTCACCCTCGATATTAAGGCGATGATTGATGAGGTCGTTGAGGTGAAAGCCCCGAAAAAGGCTAGGAAAGAGAAGGCTCCTGAGTTAGTTTTGACGGTTGAGAAAGACGACCCAAAGCTGGAAGCTGTTAAAACAGCAGTCCTTGCGCAGCTTAAGGACATCTACTTAGCGCCAGGCGGCAAGGCGCAGGTCGACGCTATTCTCAAACGGTATGGCGAAGGAGTGGGCAAAGTCCATGAAATCCCTGCCGATAAATTCCCAGCAATCGCAGAGGAGTTAAAGACCCATGAGCTTGATTGATGACATTGTCAAAGCGCTGAAAGAGTTCAAGGCAGATAAACCAAAGACAGAGCCAGAACTCTTCCACGACTTCAGGACTGCAGAATACATGCAGAGAGTGCAACAGGACGCGGAGACTGCAAATTGGGTATTAAGACATCCCGACCAAACTACAGAGCAGCAATAACTCAAGAGCGTCTGAGAGAGGTCCTTTCCTATGATGCAGCAACTGGTGATTTTGCCTGGTTAGATACTAGGCATTCAGCAGTTAAGATTGGCCAAGTTGCGGGGCGTATCAACTCAGAAGGATATCGGAAGATAAAGATTGATGGGCAGATGTATTCTGCTCATCGACTTGCCTGGTTTTACCAGTTTGGTGAATTTCCATCTAAGCAAATCGACCACATTAACCAGAATAAATCAGATAATCGCATTTGCAATTTAAGGCTTGCTACTAACGCTCAAAATCAAATGAATACTCCTAATCGTAAACGATCTTTGCCAAGAGGGGTGAGAATATCAAAAGGTAGATATCAAGCGCGCGCATGCAGCAGCTATCTTGGGAGTTTTGCTACAGTAGAAGAGGCTTATACGGCCTATAAAAAATATGTCCGAGATACTTTTGGGGAGTTCTTTAATGAGTGCGAAAACAAGTGAAGTGAAGCATGTCGATGCAGGACCATCATCAGCATCCCGCTGGATTGAATGCCCTGCATCGGTAACGCTAACGCGAGGCGTTGAGCGTAAGTCATCAGAATACGCAAGAGAAGGCACAGCAGCGCATGCCGTTGCTGAGCTGATGATTGCAGGGAAGGAAATCCCTGTTTTCATCGAGGTTGATGGTGAGCAAGTCCTCATCAACGAGGAGATGATTGAGCATGCGCAGTCTTATGCAAACTTTGCTGAGATGCTGCGTGATGGCGCTGATATCTTTGCTGTTGAGCGTCGCGTTTCTCTTGATTGGTATTATGACCCTGAGCCTATGCCTGAGCCTGTAGCAGGCACAGCTGACCTCTTAGCCTACAGAGCAGAAACGCGTGAGCTGACTGTTGTCGACTTCAAATATGGTCGCGTTGATGTTGAGCCCACAAGCCCTCAGCTGCTGATTTACGCGCTGGGCGCTCTCGACCAGCTTGGCGAGATGCCACTGAAAATCCGTCTGGTTATCGTGCAGCCACGAAGCCTGACAGAACCAGTGAAGTCTCATGTAATTTTACTATCGGAGCTGACGAGATGGGCGAAGGATGTTTTAGAGCCAGCAATCAAACGCATTGGCGCAGGAGATACATCAGAAAAACCAGGAGACCACTGCAAATTCTGCGTGCGCATGGCAGAGTGTGGAGCTCTTCACAACAAAGCGTTGGAGACAGCACAGATGACCTTCAAGCCAGCACCGCCAGCGCCCCAGGACCTAACGCCAGAACAGATTTCTTCTATTATGGACCAAGCAGAATTGATTTCTGCATGGATTTCAAAAGTGCGCTTGCACGCTGAGGAACTGCTAAAGAATGGCGCTGAAGTTCCTGGCTGGAAGCTCGTTGCCAAGCGCGGCATTCGTAAGTGGATGGATGAGGATTTAGCAGCTGCTGCGTTTGGTGATTTTGACGGCGCATTCAAGACTGAGCTGATTTCACCAACACAAATGGAAAAGATTTTAAAGAAAAACGGCGTCGATGTGAAAGCATTGGAGCCATTAGTCACCAAGGAGTCCTCTGGGACGACCTTAGTGAAGGCAGACGATAAGCGTGAAGAGGTAAAGAGTATCACGCCTGCGTCTGTTTTTAAGCCCGTTTTAGTCGGTTATGACTCCTGACTGAGACAACTATCCCAAGGAAGACAAAAAGGAACTTCTAAATGATTACACCTGAAGCAATATTATCTTTCCCCTCGCTGATTACTCCACGACCACGGTCTGAGGGTGGGCCAGAAGTCTATTCATGCTCGCTGCTTTTCTCTGCAGCTGCGCAAAAGACGCCTGAGTTTGCGAAGTTAAAGGCTGCTTGTGAAGCTGCAGCTAAAGAGCGTTTTGACGGCAAGGTTCCTGCAGGTCTGAAGCTGCCTTTCAGAGACGGTAGTGAGAAGGACTACGCTGGCTATGCTGGCACAGTCTATATTTCCCCTTGGTCAAAGCAGAAGCCTGGCATCGTCGATGAGAACGTCGAGCCTCTCTTAGACCTCGACCGTCTTTATCCTGGCGTCATCGTGCGCGCTGACATCAAGCCTTTTGCTTGGGCTGTCTCAGGCAACAAAGGCGTCAGCTTCGGCCTCAACCATCTTCAGATCGTGCGCGATGGCGAACGCATGGATGGCAAGTCATCGCCGTCTTCTGTGTTTTCACCTGTTGGCGGCGACGACACACCATTCTGATGCGAGTCCTCGTCGCTTGTGAGTTTTCTGGCGCTGTTCGCAACGCCTTTCGAAAGAGAGGTGCTGACGCGTGGTCTTGTGACCTGCTCGACGCGGAAGACGCCAGTGAGTTTCACATCAAAGGCGATGTGCGCGAAGTGCTGCATGATGGCTGGGATGCAATGATTGCTCATCCACCATGCACGCATCTCGCAATCTCAGGGGCGAGATGGTTCAAGGATAAAGTCGAAGAGCAGAGAGAGGCGCTGGAGTTTGTGCGTCTTCTGCTCGACGCCCCAATCCAACATATCGCCTTAGAGAACCCCGTCAGCATCATCTCGTCGCGCATACGCAAACCCGACCAGATTATTCAGCCGTGGATGTTTGGTCATGGAGAGACGAAAGCAACATGCTTGTGGCTGAAAAACCTGCCGAAACTAACGCCGACAGACATCGTCGATGGGCGGGAAAATAGAGTGCATCGGATGCCGCCAAGCACCGACCGATGGAAAGAACGCAGCAGAACTTATCAAGGCGTAGCTGACGCTATGGCCTTACAATGGAGGTAAAAAATAATGAGTAATTTAAGCCCAAAAGTGCTCCTTCAGATGGCGCAGGATGTCATTGACGAAAGAGGCATGAACTATGGTGGGATTGAAGACAATTTCCAGCTCATTGCAGACCTTAGCTCTCTTCGCCTTGGTCGTCATATTCATCCTTATGAGATTGCTGTCATCATGGCTTGTGTCAAAAACGCTCGCAGTTTTTCGACTCCTGACCATTTAGACAGTCACATCGATGGCGCGAATTATGAGCTCTTCGCAGCAACATTCGCTGCTGATTATCTCAAGCAGAAGCGCGATGAAGGTTCTGTCGATATTTCATTCAAGAAAAAGACAGAGCTGAAAATTGCAGCTGCTGAAGAAATCAAACCTCCAAGAGGCTTGAAGCCGCTGCCGCGCACTGATGTGCAAGAAGCGATTCAAAACGCTCTTGGACGCTTAGAAGAATGATGTTGCCGTTGCTTTGCATCGTGTTGGCTTTGCTGCTTGTCAGCTTAGCCTTCACTGATGGCTGGCTGATGGTCGCCACTTATTCGGTCCTATCAGTCTCAACAGCGATGATGATTTTTCTCACAGCCCTCAATCGGTAACCGCCAGAAAAAGTCATTTCCTCCCTTTCTGGCGGGACACTTGGCGGGGCGTAATTGCCCCGTCTTTTTTACGAGTGCAGCACATGAAATACGTTCTTCTCATCATCTACTTGTCGACTTCTGGCCATAGCTGGGAAACGACAAAATACCGCGAAGCATTCGACTCAATGAAAGAGTGCGAAGCTAAGCACTTCACATGGAAGTTATCTCTCAAAACCAAATACATCTCAGGCCAGTGCTACTACCAGGGCAATAAACCGCTTCCTGGCGACTGCAAGGCATGGGGTGAGTATTCGCGCAAATGGACGAGCTATTGCACGCTAAAGGGCAATGAAATCACGAAGCGCTGCGTCGATTTAGAGACGCCACCAGCTCCATACAATCAATGCCAATAAAGGAAAGAAAATGCAGCTTATTCCGTACGCGGGTTATGAGCCCCCAAACCGCAAGAAAAAAGCAAGGCCCCCAAACCGCAAGAAAAAAGCAAGGCCGCCAAAAGCTCGAAAGACGCAGCCCTCAAGAGCACGCGTTGACTTTGTCCTGCCCTACCAGCCGACCCTATTCACCCCAGAGCAGCGGTTCAAAGTTCCCCCGATGCCTGACAGCCTCAAGGCTCTGATGTTCGATGTCTGCCTGACCTTCAGAATAACCCCCAATGACCTCGTCGGCCCTGGCAGGGCCAAAGAGCTTGTTAATGCCAGAAAGGCATTTGTCAAAAGAGCCAGGGACGAACTAGGTGCGAGCTTCCCACGCATTGGCGACGCCATAAGGCGTGACCATACGACAGCAGTCTATAATTATTATGGGCGTCGGAGAATTAGAGAGTCAGCTATGAGTCACCCAATCAATGGCAGACAAGAAGTAGGCTGCTCTCCGACAGAAACGCTAAACTACTGAAACTAAAAGAAAAGGCCAGCCAACAAATGCGACTAAACGGACTATACCGATACCCGGTTAAGGGCAAATTGGTAGTCTCTGTCAGTTTAGTCGTTTTAGTTTAGATACAGCCTACTACAGCAAAAAGCCCCCGGCAGAGTGGACAAAACACCCTGCCAGAGGCCGCTATTAACCGACAAAACCGACCGAATATTGCTGACTAAATCAGCAAGAGTCAGCAACTAAAAGATGCTAGTTCCTGCACCTTGTTTGTTGTTCTGACCCATGCCGCCGCCGATGGCTTGACCCATCATGCCAGCAAGCGAACTGCTAGGACCTCCAGAGTCGCCAAGGAAGCCTGAGCCAGAAAGGCCCCCGCCCATGCCGACATTAGAGCCAGCCAAACCGCCTGAGCTTGACGCTCCTGCAGAGGATGGCCCACCAGCGATATTGTAGATGTCTGGATTAGCGCCACCAGAGCCAATGTTCATGCCAGCAGCGCCGCCACTAGGGTCTTGCTCAGCATCAGCGCCAGCACCGCCAGAGACCATGCCGCCGCCTGCGCCCCATGTGCCTGCAGGGGCATTGCCAAGGACGCGACCTTCTGCGTCTTTCTGTGCCTGAACATCAGCAAGCCAGGTCTTCGATGCGTCATATTGGCTTTTGGCCATGTTGTAGTCATCGAGCGACTGACGGTCGAGGTCTGAATACCACTTATTCAGCAAGTCAGTGTTATTGTCAGCCTCACTCTGAGACATCGACTTCTTGTATTCTGGATTAACCGTATAGCCGTTAAAGGTGTAACGCTTATTGGCGTTATAGCCTGGATTGAGCTTTAAGATTTTATCCATATTAGCATTATACAAATCCCATTGCCCACCAACCTTCTTATTCTGGGCTGTAATCTGGTCCTGATAACGCTGATAGTTTTGATTTTCAGCTTTCTGAGATGCTGCTAATTGCTGAGCGCGCATTTGAGCTTCTTGCTGACGCTTCTGCTCCTCCATTTGCTGCATCATCAGCATCATCATCATCATTTGCATGCCACCGCCGCCACCGCCGCCGCCACTGCCCATGACCTATCTCCTTATTTCTTTAGCAGGGCAGCTTTAGCAGCGCCCATCATGTCAGCTGGTTCTTCAACGCCACCTTCGGCAGCGTCTTCAACTGGTTCTTCTACATCAGGCCCAACTGGTGGAGGACCTGGAGGAACTGCGCCCATTGGAGGTGCAGGAATTGGCGGCACTGGCTCTTCCATCGCGGGAAGCTCAGGGCCTTCGCCGCCGCCAGCGTTCACAATGATGACATTGCCGCCACTAGCAGCAAGCCCTTGCAGTATTGATGAGATGTCGAGCGCACCCGACATGAGATTTCCTAATGACATTTAAGCCCTCGCTGCTGGAATATTCATTAAACAACGGGCCTTACCGTTACGCTTGTCAGTGTCTCGAATTGTTGCTTCTGCCCCATAGCCTTTACCAGGCGTGACAGTCGCTTCAACGCCAGGAAGGTTTGCGTAGCTGTCGCTTGTTGCGGAAACTTTAGGCGCAGACGTGCCGGAGCCTGTTTTAGGGTCAGCCATAGTTATTCTCCTATTTCCTTTAGTACCATTTCAAAGGGTGAAGCGTCGAGCGTGATAAATCCCGCCGTCGATGTTTGATATTCCGCGACGATGAAACAGATTGAACCAACACAACCCGCCGCAACGCAGCCAAACCAAAAAACCCAAGGGTTAAACAAAGGGGCCGTTGCGCCCATGCAGCTAAATACCACACAAAGCCAGATTGCTAAAAGCGTGTATGTGGCCGGGTAAATGATTTTGCTGTTCAGCGTGCCTAACATAAAACGATCTTGTGAAATCTTACCCATTAAATCGAGCGCAAAGCGTTTCGTGGATACAGCAACGCCCGTATCTTTTGCTGGAATTGGCAGGGCCTGGATGTCCCTAGCAAATGGCTCAACATCCTGGCGGTCTTTGAGCTTCCAAATAGCGTCTTTATCCTGCAGGAGATATTGCAGATACTCCCTAAACTCACTTTGAGCGTGAAGCGCTTTATCGCCGCCGTAATAAGTCAAAACTCGGTCGAGCTGGAGAGACGCGCCAGCGATTTCATTCACAAGGTCTTGCTTTGCGTTGAAGGATTGCCTTGCCGTGAAAAGCATCATCGCCATCGTGACCGCCGAGACAAGCAAAAGCGGAACTGAGATAAATCTTACAGCTTCGATTGCTTGCTGACCTGCCGCGCTTTCGGGAATATAGCGCCGAGCTAAAGTTCCAAAATAATAAGACACGACGCAGAGCGTTACGATAGCGACGGCGAAATTGTATGACTGAAAATTATTCATCGAGAAAATCGCATATCTTGAGCTTCATTCCAAAACGGCGAAAGACCTTGGGCAACGCGGTCTTGCGCAGCATTCATTGCTTGATTTGCGATAGATTGCGGAAAACGTCTTCCACCATTCGCTTCATCTAAAACAGACTGTAATTGTTTGCCTGTCATTCCTTGAAAGATAGAAGGATGCTGAATGACCCCACCGTCGCCGCCTAAACTAAATTCAGTCACAGGGTGTTTGCCTTGTCCAACCTCACCGTAGAAACCAGACGATTTTCGCTCTGGGCTATTATAGCGCTGATAACCATCGCCCTCATACGGCCCAGGTCGCGGTGGCGCAGGCATCATGTTTGTTGGCATAGGCCCAAGCGCGCCAGCGTCGAGGACATGCTGCATCAAGGGGTGAGCTTGAATAGCGTTGCGAAAAATTTCTGCTAGGTTATTCATGCGCCCCTCAACACAAAAAACTGTATCCATTTAGGCAGGACGGCCCGAGCCACGGCAGTTCCTACCGCCGTGATGACAAGGCTCATGCCAGTGTCGGGGTGGGCGACGACATCTTGCCATGGCACCAATTCCAATGCGCCAACAGCAGCTGTAATTGCAGCTAAAATGTATCCTTTTTCACCTGTCAAAACTGCTGGAACTGGCGGCGGCATTGGCGCAGCATTTGTTGCTGCCTCTTCTTCGCCGCCAAGGCCAAAGAAATCACCAATGCTATCAAAGAAACCTTTTTCTTTTTGCTGACGCACAACTGGCTTTGCTGAGGGCTGCCAGAGTTTCAATGCGCTTTGAAATGATTTTGCGTATCCTGCTACAAGTGACGCCCTATCAGTGCCGTTAATAATGCGACGAGCACCAATGTAATCAACACTTGAGCCAGAGATGTAATCACTGAGCTTCTTCCCTGTGAATTTACCTGTCACCATTCCGTCGAAGCAAACATGAAGGGCAGTAGGCCAGGTGAGAGCATCAGAAGGATTAGAAATTCCATATCGCTCATAGTTCGCCTTCCAGGTTAATTGCACCAAGCCACGGCCAACATAAGGAAAATACTTTTTCGATTTAAGATAAGCTGCAGAGCCATATTCAGTGCATGGCGCGCATTTTCTAGCGGTCTCATGGAATGCTGTCGCAAGGATATAAGCCAATTGATTATTCGTGACTCCGCGATATTGCGTGTCTCGATATTCAATAATCTTCGTAACACCAGCAACTTGAGCAGCTGTCATTGAGCCGCCAAATACTGTGCGTCTAATGTCGTCGAAGAACTCTTTCTGGCTCATCCAAACAAGCTCCCTAGGTCAAAACCTCCACCAAAATCCATCCCAGCGCCGCCGCCAAAGTCACCACCAGCATCAGCAAACTGCGGCATCTCAGGCATGAAGGCATCAGCGAATAAACCACCAAGCCCACCAAACTCTGCAGGCTGTCCTGCCATTGCTTGCGGGTTCATCATCTCAGGTGACATTTGCGCAGGAGCCGACATTCCCGCTGCCATTCCTTCAACGCCGCCCATACCACCTTGTGGCTCTGCAAGCATTGCATTCATTCCTGATGATGGCGCTTGATGCACTTGAGCCATTTGCACAGGAGCAGGAGGCGCACTGAATGATGTAGGACGCGAAGGAGGAAGAGGCGTGTCAGCCATCTGCACAGGTGCAGGTGATAAGTCTGCAGGGCGTGATGGCGGCATTGGCGCATCAGCTTGTGACATTAATGTTTGAGGCGCTTGCTGCTGAGGAGCTCCTTCAGCATACCGCTGCTCAAAATAACCTTTAGCAGTCTCTGGCAGCAAAGGACCTGATGGGTCTTTTGGATTAATGCGGTTTAAGACGCTGCCTTGAGGTGGCGCGTTGTTCTGCGCCATCTGCATAGGCGCTTGCTGTGGGCCACCTGCTTGCAAATCTGCAGGGCGTGATGGCGGCATTGGCGCATCATTCTTTGCAAGCTGCGTTTGACCATCAGGAGTGCCAAAATCACCGCGCTGACCACGCGCTAAAATCTCCTGCGCATGATGCTGACGATTTGCAAGGTTTGCAGTTGAAGCTCTTGGACGCTCATAATTCTGCATGAATGACTTCGTTGCAGAGTTCAAATCACCTGTTTTCTGCAGGCGATTAAATGCGCCTTTCTCAGCGCCAGAGCGCTCCTGGTCGAAATACTTCATCTGCGTCTCACGGTCGCTCACAGAGAGCCCGTTCTTTTTCGCAAATTGCTCTAAGCCAACACGACGAGGACCTGTCCATTGAGCAGCGCCGTAACCACCGCGACTCCCTTTAACTGTTGGCTTGATTTCATTGATGCCGTAGTCGATGCGACCTTTTGGCCCAGCTTCATGCGCGAAATTGCCAGCAATAGCTGCAGCGTGAATTGGCGAGAAGCCCCGTTGAACAAGGTCATTATAAAGAGGAGCAACGCTCTGATAATCAAAACCACCGCCGCGCTTCATGCTCTTTGCCTTCCTGCCTGTCCAATCACTTCTTCATTGAAGAGCTGGCCTAATGGCGTCGTTAATTCAGCAACCTTCTGCTTACGCATCGCAGCTTTCTGATGGATTGATTGACCAGCGCCGCCTGTCGCATCAGTCATCTCAAAATCAGCATTCATTGGCTGCTGCATTGCTGAAAGGTCTGTCGCGTCAAAGCCAGGAGAACCACCGCCAGCATCAGCCATCATCATGGCCTCTGGAGCGTCAGGGCCTTCAGCTTCTGGCATTGGGGGAGGGGCGATTTCCATTGGCGCTTCAGCGCCTGGCGTAACAGCTGATGCGATAGCTGTCGGCGTTGCGCCACCTGCCGCACCTCCACCAGCGTAAGGCGTAACAAGCGCGAGGCGTCCTGAGTAATTATGTCCTAACTCTGGATGCGCTGCCGTGTATCCAACAGGACGCTCGAAGTGCATTCCTGCACGCGTAACATCTGCAGGTGATAACGCTGCAGCTAAAGCTCTTGACGCCATGCCTTGATAGGTCGGCATGTTCTTGTCATGGAGCTCTCGCAGAGCATAATCAGCTTGCTGCTGCCAAGCAGGATATCGAGCGCCTGAGAGCTGCTGCATAGCACGCCAGCGCTCATTGCGATGACCCCATAAACCATAACCAGTGCCGCCATCATGCGAAGTCGTCGGGTTATAATTCGACTCTGCGCCAGCCATGCCTGTAAGCATCGCAGCTTCATTTGAACTAGCGCCATGCTGAAGCAGGTATTGATGAAGCTGCTTGGGGTCTAATTGCATCATCTTCCCCCATAGAGGCGAGCGCGATTGATGAAAGCCTCTTGGCTCTCAGGCGTCACATTCACAGTGGAAGGAGGCTGACGACCACCAAGCTCAGACATGATTGCTGGAAGGATGCCAGTGACAGCGCCTCGACCAAGGTCATTGGAGAAAGTCTGTCTTGCTCTCTGACTTGCTTGAACAGCTTGCATGAGACTGCTCAAGTCGAGCCCTCCAGCCTTACTCATCAGCATTGGAATAAGGTTGTTTCTGACAGCTTCTTGGTCGCCAATCGCCCCAGAACCAAGAGCCGACGCAAACTGCTTTGCAGCGCCCAATAGGTTCCCTTGAGCAATTTGACTCATAACTGGCAGCGTTGTTTCAAGGTCTGCCTGTTGCCCCAAGAGCTCTGCAGTAGGTGAACCACCCAGCGCCTGATTGCCTGTGCCAACCATCGTCTTTGCGCGCTGCAGCTGCTCATTTAAAAGGTCGGCCTTGCCAGGCGTTGCTAATGCAGCAATCTCATCAGCTGCGTCACCAACCAGCATGTCATTTAATTTACGACCAACCGTCGGGCCTCCAAGAGCTTCATTCAACTTGTCAGCATAGCCAACACGAAACCCTTGCTGACCAGGACGCTCCATCTGATTGAAGGTGTTGATTGTGTCAGCAGAGCGCCCTCTGACCGCTGCACGCTGCCCTTCTTCAACAGCCTCAATTGGGCGCGACATGCGTGAGAAAGTATCATTCGCGCGGCGATAACCAGGAGAAGCGTCAGACAAAGCTGAATCAAGAGCGCTATTAATACGACCAACCTGGCTTGCCTCATAATTGCGCCCAGCACGCTGAGCTTCAGATGAGATGTCCCCAATCTGGCGTTTCGTATCGAGTAAGACGCTAAAATCAGCAGCGTCTGTTGGGCCAACACCTTCACGCCCGATTAATTGAGCTGCACGCTCAACACCACCTGGAGCAACGCTTTGACCAGCTGTCGGATTGCTGAGGACGCCTGCAGGGTCTCGAATATCTTCAAGCGTCGAGAGCGTGCGGTTTAAATCAACAGGACCAGCTGAGGCGCGTGCCGCGTCATAGCGAACATCCCCTGCGCGACTGCGCGCAGCTTCCATCAAGTCAATATATTCTTGCGCTGTATTTCCATGCGTGTTGAAGGCTTCATCAACAAAACCGCCAACCTGACGACCCATTCCTGAGTTTCTTGCAGCGAGTTCATCAATAGCTGTCTGCTTAGCAGAGCCAGGGAGTTTGACAGCTCCAGCAAGTTGCTTCTGACCAGAGTCTCCTAAAGCGTCAGCCAGAACATAGTTTCCTTGCCCAGCTTGCCGCGCTTGCAGCAATTCATTCTGAAGGTCAGCAGCTGTCCTACCAGAACGCTCGACCGTCTTTGCTAGTTGCTCTTGAGCAAATCCTCTTGGGTCTCTCCAAGCGCGATAGCCAGAAAGTGCGCCGCTGCCAACGCGAGAGCCAAGCTCAACAACGGCAGGTGCAACAGCGCCGCCAACCGCACCTAATCCCGCGCCTTTAGCAGCGCCCTCAAGTCTGTTCCCTTGGTCAGCAGTTCCCGCGCCTGTCAGGCCCCCATAAATCGCACCTTCTGCAGCACCACGACCAATCGTCGGAAGAAGGCCCTGCCCAGCTTTCAGTAGGGTCACGCCGTTTTTAGCAGCCCCCAAACCCGACCCAATCCCACCAACAACTTCAGCTGCAATCCCAGCAGCGCCTGTCTTTTTACCAGCGCGGTCAAGCAGCTCCTGCTGCATTGCATGCTCAAGGTCGTAATTATCTCGCAGGCTTCCACCATGCTTAATCGTGTCTTTAATTGCAGATAAACCTGCTGCCGCCTCATCAGCGAAACCGAATGTGAAGCCTTGACCTACCTTATTGGCTAATGAGGAAAGCGTGCCTGGCTGCGCATCTGGATGCGCGTCAAGATAGGCTTTCGCTTTCTCTCTTGGCGTCTGAGGAATAGCCTGCTGCTGAAACTTCTCCCAAGGACCGCGAGGAGCGGAGTCGGGTGGAGTAGTAGGTGCAGGCGTTACGCCTTGAAACTTCTCCCAAGGTCCAGCCATTATTCTGGCTCCCATGAACTAGGCTCAGCTGGATTGCCCCCCAGATAACGATGGCCATCCATGACTGTTCCTGGCGCTATTCCTCCAGAAGACGGAGCTTCTGGTTGTGCCGTCCCTGCATCAAGCAAGTTGCCGCCGTTTGAAAGACGCTTCTTCATCTCTGTCAGTGTGCGAATACCAACTTGTGGGTCGTTTGCGTTGAACTTTGGAAACATATTTTCAATCTGCGCGGCATCCTTATCCGATACAGCGCCCTGACCTTTCATCATTCTTTGACGCTCCATCAGGATGAGCTTGCTGCGTGCTGCTTCATACTCTTCACGCAGCTTTTCGTTATCAGTGCCAAAGAAATGCCCAAGCGTGCGACCGACTGAACCACCAACAACGGGACCAACGCCGCCGCCTTTTTCAAGGCTAGTGTAAGCATCAAGAGCGCGTGTGGCAGCATCAAGCCCTTCTTGATTGTTGTTAGTGACAGGCTGACCTTTAATTGGCACCCACTCAGGACCATTAGGGCCTTCTTTAAGATATGAGTCTTTGTTCTTACTAAGCTGCAATTTGCTCGTTTTTGCGCTGCCTGTTTCAACAGGCACAGGCATCGGATAAAGCTCTTTCGCAGCTTTAGCGCGAGATTCTGGGCTACCGTCTCCGCTGCCATAAGCGTATTTGAAATGCTCTCTAGCAGCGTTTGAGTCTGCGTCATATTTGACGATTGCGGGATTTAGTCTGGGAAGGACGCCAATCCCTGCAGGGGCCATCTTTGCATCTGCAGATTGCCAAGCAACATCAGCAGCCGTCTGAGCTCGATTGTTTTGCTGATTTGCAAAATCAAGCTCCTGCTGTTTCGCCGCTGTTTCTGCAGCGAGCTTCTGAGCTTGATTATCATAAACCTGATTATGGTGCTGCAATGACTCCATATAGGCAGCGTCACGCGCTGCTCTGGAGTTTGTGTTTGGGCTAACAGCGCCTGCTAAAGATGCGCCCAATGATTGCATTGAGCCGCTGATGTCTGGAGTCGCGCCCCATCTAACGCCAAGAGTCGCCATTAGAACATTCCTCCACCGCCACCAGCTCCAGCAAGGCCACTCAACAGACCGCCAGCAGCTTTCGCGCCCATAGCGCCTGCTGAGCCCTGATGTTGAACCTGCACAGGCTCAATTGCTTTCTCAACGCCATAAGCCTGCAGAGACCCGCGTCTAAAATTGTTAAATTTGTTGATGTCCCAGCCAGCTTGCTGAAAGCCCATTGGCACAACATTGCCAAGGCCATATTGCGAGTCGCCGTAAGAGTTCATCGTCGCAAGAGCGGCAATCCGATTGCGCGCATCGCCTGCAGCGTTATTCAATCGACGTGCTAGGTCAGTTCTAAACTCACCATCACCACCTGATTGACCAGCTAAAGCACCGCGCTGAGAGCCTGCTTGAATTGAAGCATCAGACGCAGGCTGCGCATATTCAGAAGCTGATGTGCCAGCAGCGTAAGCGCCTTGCAGTCTCTCCTGCTCTTTCTGCTGCTGCGAAGCCTGAGCCAAACCGCCTGCAGTGTCATAGAGATTATCACGAAATGCGGTACCTGCCTTGAAGCCTAAATCTCTCTGCCGCATCATTTCCTGATTACGAAACATCGCTTGCTGCAGATACCAATTATTTAGATTGTCTTGTTGCTGTTTCTGCGATTTTTTCTTGGCATTCGACTCCATAATGGTGCCAGCCATATTCGCGCCTGTCCCCAGCATACTTGCGGCCATACCCATGACTTAACTCCTTAGCCGATAAAGCCGCCTTGGCTTTTACCCATTGTGCCGCCACCAGGACCAGCACTCTCATTCCCACCAAAACCAAGACCACCTGCGCCACCGCCGCCTTGCTGCCAAGCCTTCACAGCATTTGCGCCACCAATCGCTGCAGTGCTGAAAAGATTAGCAAGAGGAGATAAGTCAGGCTTAGCTAATTGAATATTCGCAATGCCGTTCAATGCAGTGTTTGCTGCAATGCTTGGGTCTTCAGTCGACATCAGCTGATTAATCGCTGTATCTTTATTCGACGCAATTTGATTGCGTAAATCACCAACAGCTGAGTCAGCTTTGGCATTCATCGAGGTAAGATTCATATCATTTTGACGCGCTAAATCAGCCGTTGAGTCAGCCGCTGCTGTCGAGCGTAAGGTCCCAGCATCTGCAAGCTGGAAGGTCAGATTGCGCTTAGCGCCAGAGTATTGGCTGTCGATTTGAGGGCGATAATAGTCAGTGATGCCGTTGCGATAACGGTCAAAGAATGCAGGGTTTTTCTTGAATAAATCGAACTGCTGGTCAATGAGCTTACGCCCACCCTCAATGCGCTGCTGCCTTCTGTTCTCTTCATCACGCGCCTGTTGAGCCTGCATGATTTGGAAAAACTGGCCCATGTCTTGGCCACCACCGCCGCCACCGCCCATGCCCATCTTAGAGCTCCTTGCTCATTATGAAGCCCGTCATCTTGAACCCGCCTTTAGCAAGGAGATTTCCCAGGCTGTGAATATGCGCAGACCCAGAATTGACGGGTGCGATGAAGGCACATGCTTGCTCATCCTTAGCAATTTCCATTGCAGTCGAAAGCAGCATGCGACCAATGACTGTGCGACGATATTTCTTCGTCACGAATAATTGATTCAAGACAGCAACAGGCTTCTTGAAAGCGCTCGCATCATACTGAAATTGGCACCATCCGACAACATCGTCGCCCACCAAAGCCAACAAAGATGGCGCGAACATATTGTCCAGTAAAAACGTGAGATATTTCTCGACATTAGCCTCTGAATACTCAATGCCAATGCGCGAAAAAGACGAGAGCTCAAAGAACTCTTTTGCCAAAGGCAGCAGCTGAGGGATGTCAGTTGTCTCAGCCATGCGGAAATTTAGCCCTGATGGGACTTTGCGGGGGCTGATGCGCAGAGGCGCTGCTGTCTCTAGATTAGTCACTGTCTTGAGCCATGTTGTAGTGAATCGCTGCATTACTGACGACAGCTGGCTCTGCAGTATTGTTGTAGAACCTCAATGACATATGCGACGCAAAGCCTGTCAGCTCATAGCGTCCTTTATTCCATGTTGGCGCTGTGACCGTTGCGACATCTTCCTCAGCATCAGGGTTGTCGAAGTCATAGGCCATCTTAATCTGCCATGTGCCAGTGACTGTTGCGTCAATGGCTTGAAACATCTTCATGTGACCAGGCTTTGAGCCGTCTAGGAAAGGAAGCCGCACCTCAACTTGGCATGTGTCGTATTCTTCGCCCGTCACGCCGCCATAGAGATAAAGGTCATTGCCAGAGCGAACAAAGAGCCTGTCGCCGCATGCGACAATATATTCAATGTCAAAGTCCACTTTGAAATTTGACCAAGCAGTGATGTTAGGGCCTGGGAAGAATGAGAGCAGAAAGATATTCCTGCGGAAAGCGAACCAGACGCGCCCGACAATTGGCTCCAGCACTGAGCGACAATAAACGCGGTCATTCTCTGGGATGCTTCTGACTAAATCATCAATCGGAGAGCCAATGTCAGACACAGCTGCAGAGTTCGAAATATCTCTCGCCTTCATCGAGCGAATGCCGGAAGACGCTAAAAAGAGAATATCGCCTGAGCCATATTGCTGCACAGACCAAGGGGCTTTCGTCCCTGTCTGTCTTAGCACCTGGCCTAACGCATTCTGCTTAGGGTCAGAAACGACAGCCCACATCTGCGTTGATTGCTCAGTAAACAGCGCGAGCTTGTCATAATAAATCTCGCAGCCGTTAAGCGTCGATGAGCCGCCTTCTTGAATTGAGACATTGATA